CCCTTCTCCTCGTATGATTCTGTACCTTTCCATATTAATCTCCTTTCTCTTTAATCCGTTCAAGCACATCTCTGTTGGCTTCGAGTATCTCATCGAAAGACGGGATGGGCATCCATGCAACAACATCATCTATAACCTCATCATAATAGCCTCCATTACTTTTCATCCATTTGTTTTTAGATGAAAAATACGCTTTGAATATATCACCATTCGCAACCATTACAATACAGTCGCTAGATGTGTCACAACCAGCCTTGTCCTTAACGCTTATCCAAGGCGATTGCTTGGACTGCCATTCGGCACCAGAAATAAAGTCAACAATGCAGTATGGTTCACAATGAAGCTGCCTGTTTCTGCAATCATTGGAATATTTTTTTGCTGCTTCTTCTACTGTCTGTTTCATATCAAAATACTATTTTAAAATCTTTTCCTTTTAACGTAGGAAGCCTGTCAGTGACAAACTTCTCTAGTTCCTGTTCGTCTATCGGGAACAACGGGCAATACTGATATCTGAACGTATGTATAAACCGCCCGTCAAGCATCACATCAAAAACCAGTGTTTTCATAAATTTACTTGCATTCGCTTTTCAATTAATATACTTTTTCTTTTATCTACCAACCGCAAATACTTGCAATTGATAGAACCTTTATTCACTTTTGTACCGTCCAATTTCCTAATATCAAAGAAACCACTATCTCTTCTTCCAAATATGTAATACAAATCCTTTTGATATTCAACCAAGTCAAACAACCTAAAACCTTTTACCAAGAATGGTGCTTGATTGAGTTTCTTTCTGCCACCTTTCAAGAAATTAGCTTTGTGTATTTGCCTGTTTTGGCAACGCACCTTCTTCTGATAGAAATAATACCCAAGAGGTTTGGCAGTAGGATTACCACTGATACACCTTGCATCCACATAATGCTCTTTAGGAAGATTATTAGTGATACGGGTATTCTTCGTGATATAGCCAAAAGTCATACTTACATTAGGATAGATATTCTTTAGTCTATCATAGAAACTCCATCGCATAATCCCCATAAAGGCGGAATCTCTAAATGACTTTCCACGTTTTACATTTAATTCAAACTCACCTCTATGATATGCCTTATGGCAAGTTTCGCAAAGAGTAATCAAGTTGTTTGGACTATCACCTCCAGTCTTTCTGCTCTCTATGTGATGCACATTCAAGACTTTATCTTTACTCTTACCCTTACAATGTTGGCAAGTATGATTATCTCTAAACAATACGTATTCACGCACATTGAAGAAATCAAGTTGTTCTCCTTGTTGGTATTCACTGCCAGATATACTTGGATTCTTAATCTTCTGTATATCAAAAGAAGCTGTTTCAACTACGATATTAGTTATTGGCAGGAACTTATGTATTTTCTCAACAACAGTCAAATGAGTTTGGATTTTGTTTTCAACAGATGGTGCTAGCCAACCTTTACGCTTGGAAGATACCCTGTTATTGAAACGAGCCTTGCGATAACGAATCCTACTCCTACGAGTTCTTCTTAATTCCCTACGAGTAGATAACTTATCCACAATATCGTTTCTCAATTCCACATCTGCTGCATACAATTCCTTCTCACTTGTTGTTGCTGAAATGCCGATATGCTTGCTACCAGCATCTACACCCAAACTTACGGGCTGTGTATAATCTGTTGTGTCATAATCCAATTGAATTGTGAACGGAATACGGCACACAACATGGGCTAGACTGTTTTTTAACAGCCTTCTCACCTTACCAAACCTTTCGGTTGGCATAAGTGCTTGTCCTTGTTTGTTAATTACGTAAACCATTTTACTATAAGTCGGATTTTTCCGTTAAATGCTCATCGACAATGTTATGGAGAGGTTTACCGTCAGTAACACTATTCCTACCCCACAGAATTGTTTAATCACTGACCTTAGAGCAAGGGGCTTGAGCAAATACCCCTTGGTAACTATATATTCTCTCCTAACGTGATTAGTCTAATCAACCTGGGCTTTTAGCCTAATGGGTAGTTGATCAATCGTCCAACATATTTCCATATATAGCCTTCATTAACATAGCAAAAACAATTCCAAAAAGCATAAATTCACTCCTTTCTAACATTATTGTCCACCCACCTCATTGCGCCCTTTAACGCATCAGTTGTAGACCTGTAAAACATATCTACAAAGAGAACCATCCGTTCACCTTTTATTATTCGGTACATGAAGTCTTTTTCTCCTGTGACCTCTATTGTACATCCCTTATAATATGCCACGTATTTCTTTCTCATACGGCAAAGATATAGTTTATTGGTTTGCCAACAACTTTTTATTAACTTTTATTAAGCGTTTTTCCCAGTCGTTCAGATTGTCACCCGTCTTAATCTTCTCCATAACCGAAGCTATGTCAAAAGATTTACATTTTTCATACAGATCACTCATTGTCGTTCCTTGTATGATAACTCCGTTCTTTTCCCCGGAAAAATATCCGTCAACACTCTCTATTACGTCCCATTTTCTCCCTTCTAGGATAGCTTGTTTATTGTTCGTTCCCATTATATCAAATCGTTCAAATCGTTCAAATTATTAATCAATGTAATAGGAGATTTTTTTCGTATTGCATCAAATCGTTCTTTATCCTCATTCGTCATATCTTCGGAGGCATCCCATTCGTCCAACATGAAAATATCAATATCTCCTTCATATCCATCATTGTCATTCAGCTCAATACAAATATGTGGATAATAATTCATATCAAGACCTCTATCTTCTGGAAGTTCAAAACCGAGATCATAGTAGAACTCATAAAACACACACGTTTCGTCTATCGCATGATTTTCATTGTAGTAATAAAGATCATTCGCCTCAGAATGCAGCAACAAATTCCACAAAGCACTATAAGTTATTGGCTTTAAATCGCAAACATCATTTGAAAAATGTTGCCTAACATACGCATATCTATCTGGGTTTTCTCTGATAATATCTCCCCAACAGCCAAGTTCGTTTTCTATTTCTTTATGTGTCATAATTGAAAAAATTTTATTATACAAACTCTATATCATTCAGATTAATCGGATAAACTTCATAGACTACCACCTGATCAAATTCCCTATATTCATTTTTTTATTCAAAATGTTTGCCATCAATTTACAGTTATAAGAATCACATAATTCAATTAATTCAATAGATGGAACTTCAAATACTTCTATCGTATAAAATCTCTTATCCTTATTAATTCTATAAGAAAACATAGATATCATTTGTTCCTTAATGCCATAATAAGCCGCCTGTTGGTTTTTGCCAAACTCCTTATTTATTGATCCGCTGTTATTGCTCACCCTGTAACGTAGCTTTGCAGGGGCTTTTGTTTTGTCTGTAATAATATTCATATTTTTTCGTTTATTTTCGTTTTTAAGTCAAAAATTACTCCCGGTAACAGTGTCGCTCTGTTTGTTGTTCTCCATACCGGGAAAATATTTCACATTATTTCCGCTTTATCTTAACTCTCTGAATGAAACAGTTTCAAAATCGCTCTTAATGACCTCTATCTGTATAGAATTAACAAATCGGTCTAATTCCTTGCGTATCTCTCTCATTTGTTCAAACGGTACGGTTACAATGTTATCTAATATTATTATATATTTTTGTAAAATTCACAATATAGACCATACAGATCTATAATATCTGAATCGGTTAGTATTCTCCTTAAAACTCTAATTACTTTAATCACTTTCATTATTCGTTCAAATATGATTTAGGAAGCAAAGGGAAAACTCTTAACACTTCATCAAAACGCACGTTCCCAAACTTTTCGATATATACGTAAAAATAACGTTCATTCCGCCTACGATCAATAGTTATGCAGCTAGGTACGTCGTTTCGTTTTAACGTATCGTAGTCGTTTGCGTGCTCTCTTACAAACTTAATCAATTCGGGCGTATTTATGTACATTTTGATTATGTTTTGTGTCCTGGTGCCGTTATAATACAGGCGTTTAACCTGTTTATCAGGTAGCTTGTGTCCGTCATATCTTTTCCAAAACTTGATATTTTCCTTGATAAGATCCAATGTATCAATACTTCTGTTAGCTTTAAACGTTCCTATCTTAATACTTTCATTGTCAAAAATAGGAGATAATTCTTTTTGTAAATTTTGTTTTCTCATTGTAAATAATATTTATTTATGTTTATAATCTCCAGCATAATCGTGCCATATTCTATAATCGTAATTATATTTAGTCGCTTTACGTTTTATAGAACGATTGTAAGTAGGAGAACCGTCAAGTATATAGCTTAATTCTCTCTTTAAAACCGCTCCGATTAGCGGATAAACATCTAAATAATTGCCATCACATTTACTTAGGTCTATTACTTCGTTCTCTAGGGCACGTTCTAAAGCCTTATCCATTGCAGATATAACACTTTCTTTGACAAAATTGTACTTTTCGATAAATTCTTGTTTTTCCATAATACTATTCATTTAGATAATTCATCAAGTTTTGGCAATACCCACGATTTTAGGTATAATCCCAGTCTTTCCATAACATAGTTTGCCGTAACTTCATCAAACGTAGGGCAATCGCTCGGTATTATTGGTTCTTGGAAACACCCCACACGATTATCCACTATATTGTTTACCTTGGTAATTGCTTCTTGTAATTGGTCTATAGCGTATTTCTTTTTCATTGCTGCATTATGTTTTATAGATCATTGTAATGGCTTAATTGTTCCCGAATAAATTGGATATGTGTTTCTTGCTCATTCAACGGCAAAGAATATAATTCTTTGTAAAATTCGCTTTCACTCACAATTTTACACTTATTGTCTTTGCAATACCTTTCAAAGTCCTTTTCCGTGCCGTTCCCGAAACTGAATGCTTTTTTGATCTTTTCGTTGCACCAAACGGAGTATCCACCGTCTTGTATTGCGTCTTTGATCGAGTTGTACGGGCGGCCTGTTAGGCCATGGCTGAAACTGTCAATAGTAAATTGTATCATAATTATATTGTTTTTGATTGATTAATAGGTGAGTTCCGCTAATACGTCTACATTATATACGGGTAATTGTTTTGCGTATCTGGTACGTCCGTCTAGGGGTGTTTCCGTGATGGTTAGCTCTAGTAGTTCGTGTATCGGTGTATTCCAGATAGGTTTTTCTAGGGCTTCTATTTCCTTGTATCGTGGTGAATCTATATATATACCTTTTGGACCGTGGTAAAACTGTTTAAAAAACGGGTGATCTTTATGTCTGCATATCAAATGATAAGTTATATGATTATATGTTATATTCTTTACCGTTCTTCTTGCCGATTTACAAATATATTGGCTACCTGTTTTGCTGTTTTTTACTGTTACCTGTATCATAATGTTTTTGTTTTTATGGGTGATATATCGGTATTGTTTTAGATCTTTTAATATAGGGCTTTATTTTACCCTCTATTGGCGTTTTGAATGAAGTATTGCACACTATCAAGGATATATTTAGCATGTTCCCGGGCCGCTTCCTGTTTTTCCTGTTTTGTGGGTGTTATTCCGTCATACTTGTATAACAGTTTGGCGGCTTCCCTGATTATGGTTTTCATTGTGCTACAATTTGCAAGGTATTCTAATTGTGGTTGTACACCGTTGTTTGTTTTTTTAAGAACACAGTTTTGCAACCATGATGTAATACTGTATATTTCCCGCGTGTTACGTATATACATTGCAAGCAAATTAGGTATGTCGTTTCTTCTTTCCATAATATTACGTTTTAATTATTGTTGTTTCTGTTTTTCGATATAGTCAGTTACCCGTATAGATAAGTACAAGCAACCTAATAATATTAATGTTTCGATCATTTTTGTAAAAAATCGTTTAGTTCAACTTCTGAGTAATCTACAAAATTAGGCTCTACATGACTATTATTTATCATCCATTCGCACACAATATCAAGCAAATCATTACTTATCCCGTTATCGTCAATATATTGTTGTGCTTCTTCTGTTATCATATTATACTCCATTTCTGTATAATAGTCCTCTAGATCATCGAATCCTAATACATTGTCAACTTTCATAAGGTTATACAATTCTTTTGCAGGTTCCCCAAAAATAAACGCGTTCTCACCGTTCCAGAAGGTTCTCTCATATACTATATTTTCAGGGTAATATTTTTTAAAGTAAGATATTACAACCTTGTCTAAAAATGATCCACCGTAATCAGTGTACGCGAAATTAAGGTATATATCACTATGTTTGCTTTTTGCTTCTTGTACTAAACTTTCGGAACCCACGTATGTCGATATGCTCGCAAAATCTACTAGGTTATTATTTGTTCTCATTGCTATTTTTTACTTTTGATTTCTCCAAACTCTATAATCATTATCACTTTCAAAACACATATAACCGCCAAAAACCTTAACAACATGTGCGGGGGTAAACGGGCAATTTTTAATCGCCCGATACCGTGTTTCAACTTGTGCAAAAAACGTTCTCATTGTTATTTTAATTTAATTGTTTATTGTTTTACTTAATTCACGTGCAAAACGCTTAATCATTCTTTTGCGTTGACTAAAATCGTAATTATAATACAATTTTTCCCACCGTTCGCACACTTTGCGCGCATTTTTGTTTTTTCGTCCCAAATGGTGCATAGCCCGTGCAAATAGCTATATTATTATACGGTGCAGGTAATTCGAAAACATTAGCGGCCCATCCTTCTACACGTTCGGTGTGTCCGACTTTTGTAAGGTAATTTTGTATGTACTGTATTTCGCAATATCCTAATAATATTACATTTTCTTTGCCATAAATACGGTATATTTCTTTTCTTGTTGTTTTCATAATTCTATAAATATTTAAATTGTTCGTTATTGTTTTTGTATGATTTTTAATATTAAATATTTTCAGTGTAGACATAATTTCCTGTATTCACTTCTACAATTGACACGGTGCCGCCCTTGTAGTCGGCAAAATAGGTTGTATTGTCGTGCCTGTTTGCTTCAATCCATTGCATGCAACATTCGTATGTACTGTTTATATGCTTGCAATTGCTTGCTGTATCGTCGTTAAAAACCACGTCGTAAACTTGTTCGCAATTGGTTTCGGTTTCTTGTTTACAGTCGGTTGTAACGGGGGTGTCGGTGTTAAACACTTGCCATATATTACACCAGCCCAGATCTGACACGATCAAAAACTGCATGCCACTTATAACCAATGTGTAATACTTGCTTGTATCGTCAAAATTAATGTGATACTCAGTGTATTTGCTAAACGCTGCAATATGTGTTTTATATAGTTCTACTTTAAACACCCTATAAGGTTGACTATATACTAGGTATTCTATCTTTTCGTTATCCGATTGCAAATCCTTATTATAATACAACCGACTAGTATATACACATTCGCTAACCGCGCGCTTTAAATTGGTACGTTTCCCCGTGTCAAAGTTACCGATATGCAGCAATGCAGTGTTGCCGTTTATCATGTTTTTAACCGCTTTCTGTGAGATTCTTTTTGCTTTCATATTATATAATGTATTAAGTTTATATACTGTACTCTGTATCTATACGGGCTTGTAACCGTTACCAATATAATGGTAGCTACATTACAGTATGCGCGTATCGTATGTTTTTACGGCTTATATATACACACGCACATACATTATATTGTATTAGGAAAGCTATTCGCATATTGCACTAAGTTCCTATCTCCATTATCAAGGATACCCGTACTTCTGCATCGTGGCTAGCTGCACCGCTATTTAATATTCCGCTTATTCCCTGTTTGCGGATCTGTACCACGCTCTCACCGTGGCAAGCTGTTTCAATATGTCATATATCGATTTGTCCTTCCGACACTGCAAACATACAGCGTTTTTGATTAGTTTGTATATTTTGTTAACATTCATTATAAATTAAGCCCGTTTTTTCCAAAATCAATACAGTTTATATACATATTTTAAATTAATATTGCATAATATTAATAGATCCAACCATGCAAGACCTATTTTAGCTTAATATTATGTTTAATTTCAAGATTTTTCAATGTTAATTTGTGTTAAATTTGTTTGTAAGTGTCTGATAATGAGGGAATTACGAAATCTTCGTAGATGTCACTTGTAAAGATATTTTATTTGTAAAGATTTCGAAATTCGATTGTCGTAGAAAAGAATTTATTTTTATTTACAAACGTTGAGAAACGTGGTAGATAAACGTGTGTAATTACCTATAAATCAGTGCCATACCCCCTTTTGTGGAGGTTTCGCAGTGGGTATGTCGCTTCCGATAAATTTTTTTCTGAAAATTTTTTTTCCCCAAATTTTGCCTGTATGGCTGATTTTGCGGTTTGGAGGTGTATTTTCGGTAGTTTTCAACAAAATCGGATAAATCTTTACATAAAAAGTTACGAAAATCGTAGGTTTTTTGGTGTGTTTCGTAGGTGTGGTTGCATTTTTTATGTCTTTTTTTGCAGTATAAGTTATTGGTTTACAGTATTCTTCGTTGATTTCGTCGTTTTGATATGTATCTATACTAAATTACGTATGCAGTTTTGGTGTCTGTATGTGTATGTGTTGTGTATGTATTGTGTATGTATATGTATTGTAATAGAGTATGTAAGGTGTACGTGTATGTATATATTGTATAAATATATTACCTTTAACATTTAATATACAAATTAATAGAGAGTGAAATTTTTACGATTAACGATTCAATTTTTTTTGACAAGACTAAATAGCTTGTTTTCAGCTATTTAATCACTAATTTTTGCGAGTTTTTTGACAAGTGTTGAAAAACGAAGAGTTTACGAAGTCTACGAAAAAACAACGAATTTCGTAGGTTTTTTACGAATTTTCCCGAATCAATTAGTTGCATATGCAACTATCAGTGTTGAGATTTTTTATTTTATGTTAAATTAAGTCAATTTTACATTTCTTAACGTAGAAAATAATAAGTAGATAAAAAATTATAGTTAAATCATTTTAACTAAAATGAGAAAAATTATGACAAAAGTAAAAAATAGCAACAATCAACATTTTTTACTTTTCCTGTTCAAAGAATACTGTGGACGTGAAAGTAAAAAATCTTGTGTCAAGAAAGATAAACTATCTTCCTTGACACGCATTTGTTAATCACGTAAACATTTGTAGTTAATTAATTTAACTAATTGTTTTCGTATTGTTTTTTGCGCTATATTTGCAGGTAAAATCAGGTAAAATATGGAAGAAGAAATAGAGATTAAACTTAGATTGCCCGAATCAAGGCGTGTCATATGCCTGTCCGATGCAATGCCCGACAGGGAGCGTTGGTACAAGGGCATGAGGGTTCAGACGTGGCTGTTCGGGTGGGTTACGCTCGTTAACGTTGCGGACAGACAGTGTTTCCTCAAACTTGACGAGCCGTTGAAGGACGGTACTAGGACGGTTCTTGTGTCGGAAGCGTCATTCATAAGACGCGTGCCCGTACCTTTAACTGCAAGGTCTATGGCTGCACAGGTCGCTGGTGTCAGCGTGGAGGGTGAGGTGCTGGAGTACGAGAGGAAGATGAAGGGCAAATGGGAGAAGGATAGGAAGCGTATAGCCGAGATATGTGCAAGGTACGGGTATGTGCTTCCTTCCGAGTGGAAGCGGTCGTTAAGGAGATTCGCTTCGTGGTGCGAGGACCAGGTAAGGCAGTACGGTCATATCGTGGATGCCGACTATCTCATGCGGCATGACACGTCCGTTGTGGGCGGAAGGAGCGTGGATGATCTAAGGTTCGTGCCCGATGTGGATATGGTGGATGGGACCGGGGCGAACGGGAAGCCTTCCGCCGCTCGCGTTTCACGGTGCGCGCTCATGCCGGGAAGCATCGTCACCGCCATACGCAATGCAGGGAGCGAGATGGACAAGTCGGTGTCGTTGTGGCGGAACAGCTACTTCGTGAAAATGAGGCGTTTCGGGTACACGTTCAATACCTGCTGTGACGGGGCAAGGACACGTGACGATGCGTTCACATGGTTCAAGGATATCACCATGCAGTACATGGCTGACCTTATAGAGTATTACGGGATAAGACGTGATTCCATCGTGTGCCGGAAGCTGGAGCACATCGCGGACGTGTATTCTTCGCTTGATGATATGGACGCACGCCCTGACATATCAACGGACGATTATGACCTGTATCCCGTTGTGATGTTCGGGAAGGTTGTGGACCGGGATAAATCTCTGGACCAGGTAGGATCGGTAGAATCGGTAGAATCGGTAGAGAAAGGAGGGGAAAATGACTGTCGCTGAATCTGCAAAGGCTTCTTATGAATACATCCTTGATTCCGTTATGGGCAAGCTGGCGGACAAGGGCGGTGGTCGCGGTTTCCGTAAAGCCAGGGATGAAGGCGAGTGGAAGCGTTCCATATCCGCTATGGTCGAGATGGATATAGCCGATGCGTGCAGGGAGTGCAATTTCAGACGCCACAGGAGCGGTTCTATCATGGCTTTTGACGGGAAGATATTCGTTCCCATGATGAAGGAGGATCTGATGCGCCTGTGCATGGATTTGTGCCGCATAAACGGTCTTAGCGAACTGTACATGACCGATACGAGCGAGCGTTTCTATCGTACCATTGTGAAGAATGTGACGCATGAGATATTCAATCCCAAGCGTAACTTCATCACGTTTGACAATTGTGTCCTTGACACGGAAACGATGGAAACGTTTGATTTCTCGCCCATGATAGAATCGTGCATACGTATCAATATCAATTATGACCCGTTGGCGCGCAGCCCGTTGTGGGAGAAGTTTCTGGACGATGTGATCCCGGTGAAGGACACACAGGATGCCTTGCAGGAGTTTGTGGGGTGTGCCTTTGTTGACAGGAAGAAGATCAAGATGGAGAAGATGTGTTACCTTCTCGGTTGTGGTAGTAACGGTAAGTCGGTGTTCTTTGACGCTGTTGTCAACGCGCTAGGGAAGGATAATGTTTCTTATATGGAGATGGCTGACCTGTCGGGTGACAAGTCTACGTGCGAGTACAATATAGCTATGATAAACGGCAAGCTGCTCAACTACGCTTCCGAGATGGGTGGGAAGGATGTGAGCGGTGGCAAGTATAAGAAGTTCATATCCGGTGAGCCTACTATGGCACGCCTTCCGTTCGGTGAGCCTTTCCTTGCCGACATGATGCCGCCTTTCATGGCTAACCTTAACAAGATGCCTTCCGTTTCGGACCAGACTTACGGTCATTTCAGACGCTCCCTTGTTATCCCGTTCTATCGTGTGTTCAAGGAATCGGAACAGGACAGATCTCTTCCGTTGAAGCTGTCAAAGGAATCGGCGGCTATTATAAACTGGATAATAGAGGGTGCAAGACGGTTTGTGAAGAACAAGGGTGAATTTACGAGAAGTTATACGATAGAATCCGTTACGGAGAATGCCAGACGTGATTCCAACAGTGTCCTGTCGTATCTTTACGATTCGGGGTATGATTCTTCTGGTGATATTGAGGAATCCGCCATTCGTGACCGTGACCTGTATGTGAAATACATAGCATACTGCAATGACTGTGGCGTAAGACCTTACAGTAAGAGAAAGATGGTTGACATGATACGCCAGGAAGGCTATTCCGTCACTTCCGCGTGGGATGAGAACAGGAACAGGCTGTTTCAGGTCGTATTAAGACGGAAGTATAATCCTGACGAATACCTTCTGCAACAGGCTGATGATATAATGAAGGAGGATTTGCCGTTCTAAATTTTGCAGTTTTAAAAAAAATACTTAGTTTTGTAGCGTCAAATCAATCATGGGAGAGGCAAACTCCTGTGACTTCAATCATTGGAGTTATTTTTTTGCCATGACATATTGTAGTAGTATAGATTAAGATATTGCGCCTACCGAGTGGAGCTACGGAAACGCCTCCGAAATAAACCCTATGGTTGATTTGACAGCTCGTAGTAGGCGCACTTTTTTTATTGTTATGAATGAACTAGTTTTTAAAGGTCAGAATGACCAAGTTTTAACTAATAGTGTAAAAGAATTTATAATTACAATGTTCCCAAGTTGTGTAGGATATGTAGAGTTTTGTGAAAACGATTATGGGAAATATATGCTTTACGAAGATGGTACTATATATAACCAGCTTACATTAGCTAATGCACTTATCGAATATGCCTGGATGCACGATTTTGATAAAGCAATAGAAGTAAATAAATTTCTTTTTGGGGATTGTGAATTATTGTATTATGCCATATTTACTACTATGGCGGAAGTATTAAAACTCTCAAGAAAAAAATCCTTTGATAGATGCACGTACTTGATGAAAGATAAAGTTACTGGGTTAGTAAAAATAGGTTCTACGTCTGATATTAAAACGAGATATCGAACGCTTTCGTGCGGAAATCATAATTTATTAGTCATTGCAACTATTGACGAAAATATAGAAAATGAGCTACACCGCAGATTTTCAAATAAAAAAGTAAAAGGAGAATTTTATTCAATTGACGAAAATGAAATATTATCAATAATAAAAGAATACGGTTTCTCCACTTATTTAAAACCTTTCCGAGAATATAACGAAAATTAAAGATTATTTAACCGTTATTGTTTTTACCATATTACTTTAATATGTATTTTTGCTGAAAAATTTTATTGTGTATGGATAATAAAGAGATTGTTTTATTTGATAGAAGTATTCGTGTTACTTCTGATTGGTATGTATGTGTGTCTGATGCCCAGTGTGCGATAAATGAATCCCGTAACAGGACTGGTTTGAAAAGATATAATTTCAGCCAGTGGTTAAAGACGCTTTACGTAAGTGATATGGTTTGCAGTATTAATGAGAGCGGCAAGGATGCTTTTAAGGTTGAGTTTGACAATGATTCGGGTAAGATAGAGCAGTATTGTCATTTTGGTGTGTTTGTTAATATGATTTTGTCGGCAAGTCCTGTTAGTGGTGTGCTTGACGATGAGGATTGGTTTAATGATTACGTTTGTGATGTATATTCCATTGACGGTCATGTTTATGAACATGCCAAGATACTTGCCGTTGGCGGTTTGTGGCGTTATACGACAAAGAATGCCAGGTTCAGTGATGATATCCGTATGATGGATGATATCATGTATTCCGTTCCCGATGGAGACAAGGATGCCGTGTATAGCCTGTTCTTTGATTTGCTAGGTACGTTTTATTACAATTGGGAGTTTGCGTTGCGTTATGCGAAGAAACTTCTTTTAGGGGATGTGGAGGAATGATTATGAAATGTTTTATTCGTTTTGTCATGTTTCTCATATACGTTGACATTGTATTTGTTCTTCTTGTGTTTATGGTTCCTGCTGAAATGGCGTACCGATGGTCGGGTGGACGTAAGCCTTGTGGGTATGTTTCATGCCTTTCTGATTTTCTAGGATATCCTGACGGTTATCGTTATACGTTGAAGGATTTCTTTAGGGATATAAAACAGGGATGGCGTAATTTTAAGTAGTGACATGGCTAGTATTGATTATGATTATATTTTTTCCAATCTTGATACTGTGCTTGGACTTCCTTTAAGGCGTAGGGGTAAGCGGTGGACATTGCCTGCCCGGATAAATCTGGAGAGCCATAGCAGGAAGGATAAGCTGGTTTTCTATATGAACAAGTCGGGCAGTATTACCGTTACCGAGCAGGGAGGTGATTCTGTCAACCTGTTTGATTTTCTCGTGTCTTATCTTCCCGGTTGCAGTAGTGCTTCTGATGCTTTTAGGATTCTGTCAAGCCCGGAAGGTTGCAGGATGAGTTTGAAGGATTTCTACGAGAGGGAGTATGATTCGGGTAGACAGGAATCAAAGTTTGTTGATGTGAAGTATGTTGACAGGCTTAGCGATGCCGGTCATTGGAAGGGTAATAACCTGTACGAGTACCTTTCAGGTGTTTTCGGTGTTGATTCCGTGAATGATGTGTTTTCAAGGTATAAGGTAGGCTGTCTTGGAAGGGAATCCGCTGTGTTCTGGTATTCCGACAAGGATGGTAACGTGTGCCATGACAACAGGATAAGATATGGGGCGAACGGTCACAGGAAGAAGGAAACCCATGCTTTCAGGAAGTTTACTACGGGAGAAGGGTTTACTTATCGTGGTTATTTTAAGCCGTTTTTAGGGGATTATTGCAGCGATGCGATAACTTGTATGGTTGAATCGGAAAAAACCGCCATAATAGCTTCTATGGCTTTCGGTAACGGTTTTGTATGGACAGCTTGTGGCGGAATGAACCAGATTGGAAATAAATTGCCAAAAAATGTTATTTTGTTCCCCGACTTTGATAATAAAGCTATATCTTTGTGGGGTGACAAAGGACGTGTGGCAAGATGGTGGGAACACCCTATCCTGTCTTTTGGATTGAAGCATAACGATGATATCGGAGATGCTGTTATTAATAATTTGAATAGTATTAACATTAAAGAATTTAGGAAATGGATATTGGAATAGGAATTGATTTTAAGGAAAATCTTCTTTCATTGCGTAATTATATCTCTTTGGGATTTAGTTGTGATGATATTGATTTCAAGAACGCAGCTATTGCTTTCATTGACAGAATGATGGAAGAAGTGTTGGATGATCATGATGTGAATTTCTTTGACGCATTGCAGAATGTGATTGATAACCTTAGTGAGGTTAATACGGTAAAGGATTTTCACGATATTTGCTGTGAATTTTATCATGTGATGGATGAGAACGAGTGTGTCATGCACCGTGAGTTCTTTGAAAAACTGAAAAAATATCGTGAAAGCAAGATTGAACGTATTGTTCCTTTGAAGGAAAAAGACTGCATTGTCATGGGTAATAAGTATGTTGAATTAGGTAGCGGCAAAGAGTGTGTCGTTGACAGTATTATCCACATGCTTAGTGAGAATGACCGAATGATTAAAGATGCTGTTTTGTATGTAGACCATCTTGGTAAGCGAATAGCGTGCTCTATTGATGAGTTTAGGAAAAAGTTTGGGGTGAGGAAATAAATCGTGACATAATTTTGTTTTAATCAATTTTATTATTATATTTGCATAATTAAAATTTGATAAAAATGAAAGATTGTGGTATTTATATGTTTTTGTATAAAAACTATTGTTATGTTGGTCAATCTATTAGAATTTCTAAAAGAATTGATGGCCATAAAAGGATGATTAGATCTAAAACTCATCCAAATATGGATAAAATATCAGACTATGATATTAATGATATTGAATTTTCCATATTGGAAGAATGTAATCCATCCGATTTAAATAGAAGGGAAAAGTATTATTTTGACATTATGTCTAAAAAGTATGTAATGTTGAATAAGGCTAATTGTGGTATGTCTGGTGATCGTTTTTCTGATAGGTATTTTTTATTAGATAAAACTCCTTTTCTTGATTATGTTAATGGGGATTTTTATATTGATAATATTGTTATCGAAAAGAAAGACGGTCTATACTGTTTATCTCAATTGGTTGATTTTATTTTGGACAATAGCACATATTCCGTAAGTTTAAATAACATTATAAATACCAACGAATTTGCTGAACGTATATATGAATTATATAAGAATAAAGGTCTTGAGATTCCAGCAAAAAGATGTTTAGTAAAAAAAATGAAGGATTTAGGAATATATAAGTGTGTTGGTGCTAGGGGTAATAGAAAAATATTCTGTGATTTTGGCGTGTTTGTTACTTTTGCTTATATGTCATGTCCTCCATTTGGAGCATCTGTTTGTATGATTATTGGTAAAAATTTATAAGAATAAGCATGCCTAAAGGAGAGATAAGGATTGACGGTAAGGTGATGGGAAAGGATTACGGTAGGTATTTCTATTCTCCGCGTGGTAATATGTGGGCTGTCACCTTGTGTACGTATGACTGTGATGATGGTCGTATGTTTGAAAAAATAGAGTTGTATAGGACTAAGGATGAGGCTAGGGAAGCTGCATTCAGATTAAATACGGAGGAACACAATGGGTAATACGGATTCAAGTGTAATAAAACTGCCTAATGGGTATAGATTTAATAAGATTGACGATTGTACTTACGAGTTGGTAAAGATTGACGATTTCAAGAAAGGAGATTTCCTGTTTGCTAAAAGCAGGACAGGAGATTTAATAGATTATGTATTTATTAATACTGGTGGTTTGAAAGCTAATTTCTTATATAAGGACAAGAATGTTCTTATCTGTAATTTAGAGTTTAACTTTTCTAACAACTATGATATCTCAAAGGCTACTCTCGAACAGATTGCTGCCATGAGAAGGCTTTTATCCGAGAATAATTTTACTATTGTTGATGGTGAAGTTGTTCCAATTACAGATCCTGTTGTCGGCTTTGTTATTGTCAATGATGTGATTTATCCTGCAAGCAAGATTTATCGAAGCAGGGAATGCGCTATGTATGATTTAAAGAGAAAAATAAATAAAAAATGAATCAAGTAAAATTTTTAAAATTAAGACGGGATGCAGTTCTTCCCGAAAAAAAACTGATGGTGCTGCCGGGTATGATTTGTATGTTCCTGACAACACGTTGATAAGAAAAGGTCGTAATCTGATTAAACTTGGTATAGCCATTCAGATGCCATCAAATATGAAGGCTATTATCAAGCCGCGGAGTGGATTTTCCCTGAAAGGTATTATTGGCGTTGACGGGAAGTATCATGACGCAGATGTGTTGGATGGTGTTATTGATTGTGATTATACAGGTTGTATAGGTGTTATAGTGAAGAGTTTTGAGAAAGAGCCTTTCTATATTGCCGCCAAGGAGAGGATTGCTCAGCTTCTTTTCAGTAATTATATTGAGGTTGAATTTGTTGAGGTTGAAAGCCTTGATTCAACGGATAGGGGTGATGGAGGTTTTGGTCACACAAACAATGCAGGTAAGTAAGTATGAAAACAAAAAAGATAAACAAGATTTACGACAAGGGTTATGATAGTGTACTGAACAAGTATTTTATTTTAGCTATGTTTGTTGAGTTTGGTGAAACGAAGTATGATCGTATTTTCTTTTCTGATAAGAAGGATGCGGATAACATAAAAGTTGGTGATTTATTATGATTAGAGTTACGTTGAATAGCAGGGTGAAAATTATAAACCGTGATAAATACATTTCACTTCACGGTGAAGATTCTGTAAGCAAGTCAAATGTGTTCAGTAAATTTGTCACTGTTAAATACTGTTTTGATAATGGTGAAAAGTTTCTTTGCGCGGATGACCAGGGTAAAGAGTATATTCTTTTCTCAGATTGTATTGCTTATGTTGATCATGTTAAAGAGAGAAGCATCCTTGATGAAGCAAAGGATATCCGCAACAACAGCAGGCAGTCTGACTATGGTGATGCAGTAGTCAATTTTGAAAATATTTCCAAGATGGCTTCTTTGATTACGGGAAAGGAATTATCTCCTTATGACTGTGTTGCTGTACAGATAGCTGTAAAACTATGCAGACAGGGATTCCATAAAAAGCGTGACAATATGGTTGACTTGGCTGGCTACGCTGATATAATGCAATTAATTGTAGATAAGGAAAATGTGAGAAATGGGGAAAAAGGCTGACAATGCTTTGATGTATCGGAGAGTTTTAGCAGCAAGCGGTCTTTCCGATACTGATATTAACAGGAAAAGTAGGAAGCATGATATTGTTATGAACCGTGCGCTTGTGTGCTGTGTTATGCGTGACATGGGTTTAAGTATGTCTGATATTTCTGATTTCCTATGTATTGACAGGAGTAGCATATACAATCTTTTTAAATATTCTTCTGAACTTGACGAGAGGGTAAGGGAGATAAAATCTAAGATAAAGGAGGAAAGATAATGGGTTTGAATAAAGGATGGGGTAAACTTCCCCTTAGTAACAATCTTCTTATTGACGATGAAAAACAGAAGAAGATTGATATAGCAAAGCATATTGATGATGCGAATGAAATGGAGTTATGGGCTGCGCCCGCTTATGTCATAGATACCAATCCTGTCTTGTTTTACAGGGCTACACACGTTGTTGACGAGGGTATGTCAGAGCGTTCTTTGCTTATGAAAGCCAAGCAATGGGTTAATTCTCCAAGGATAACCCAGATTGTCAATTATGCCAAATCTTCCATGCTTGCTTCCGATTATGTGACACCATCCATGAGGCGTGTGTTGGAAGGTGAGAATAAGGAAAAGACAAAGACTTTGATAAACAAGGATAACCTTGAATTTGAAGATGCGATAAGCCTTATAGAAAGTTTCCTAAAGCGTTCTGATATAGATACTGCTGATTTTAAGGATGTGAAAGGTGCACTTGATATGCTTGCAAAGTTCAAAGGATGGCTTTCTGACGATGATGCTAGTGAGGATTTCTATGACAAGACCACCATAGCGTTTTTCCCATACGATTGCGACAAGTGTGTACGTGCCAAGGCAGGGTTATGCAACAAGTGTGTATATCATCGTGAATCAACAGGTGATCTTAGTGATGATGAACGTAAATGGATAAAGGAAAACGATACATGGAAAGGGTAGTCTATGTCGGTAAGGAAAACCACTAATTTGACGGTAAGGAACAAGGAAAGGGAAAGGCGTGTAAGGGAAATAGAGGAAGAGGGAGTATTTGATTATTACCATAAATTTACTCCTGTCCAGTTGTACAAGTACCTTTCACCTCTATGTAGTATTGATGCGTTACGGGTATTACGTTTGTGCGTATTATCCGCACAGAGGGGAGATAATATGATAACGTTGAAGTTTATAAGGAGGCAACTGAAATATAAGCCCAGGCGTTCTGTTTTTGATTCATTGATAAATGCCGGATTGATAATAGAACCAGTTCCTAATGTTTTTTCCTGTACGGTGAAGGTGAACGAGTATTCTCATATATTGAGCATGATGCGTATTGATGATAATGCTCCCGATGTTGTAGATGTGGATGATTTAAATTGTTACAAAGTTGTAGCAGAGGATAATATTAGTTACCGTGTCGTTAGCAAACGGGGAAGTGTTATAAAGAGTTTTACTGAAAAGAGTGAAGCAAGCAATTATCTTGACGAACTGTATTTTCCTAAAGGTGAAGATGGTGACGTGGAAGCATTGTCGAAAGAGGAAGAGGAAGAATTAACCATTTGATTAACTATTTTTAATATCGTTTTCTGTATTAGTTTATTTTTTAATATTACTTTTGTCGCATGAGATATTGCTATGATAAAGAACGGTATGATTATCTTGTCAACGAGATTTTTAAATGTGGCAAGATACTTAAAGAGAACACAACTAACGGTAAGGAAGTTAGCTGGAAGGTTTTCTGGATAAGGGTGGACGCTCACAAAAGAAGGCTGTCTGCAATGAGAGAATTAGACAAAATAAAAGAGGAGAAATATAAAAAATAAAAAAAATGGATTTAGTATTAAATTGTAAAGTAAAGAAAGTAGGTCAGTTACAGGCTGGTACAAGTAAGGCAGGTAATCCTTGGCAGAAGAGAAATTATCTCGTTGAGGAAATTGGTTCCATGTATTCCAAAGAGGTGTATTTCTATGTAATGGGCACCCTGTGTGATCTTCAATTGAAAGAGGGCGATACTATTACTGCCCATCTTGAAATCAGAGCAAGAGAATATCAGGGAAAATATTACAATGAGGTTTGGTGTTTTAAGATAGATATGCCGCAACCAGCACCTGCGCCTGCACCTGCACCTGTCCAGCCTGAAAGACGGGATGATTTACCCTTTTAAAATTGCAATGCTTTCTGAAATGTGTGATTTTTACTTGTATTGATTAATTTCTTGTTTTTGTTTGCGGATGGAGGTTTATCTTTTTTGCCATATTTCGGGTTTCCTCCATCCGATTTTTTTGTAGTTAATAATGAAACGAATAAAGAGTAAATTTCCTTTAGCTGACATATTCAATTTTGTATTGGGCAAGTTATCCGTTTTGGAATCTATTTCTAAGCCTGTAACTTTCTCTTCCCGTGATAATGCTTTACCTGCATTGTATTATGATGTTGTGTTATATGAAAAATACTTTAATGATACAATGTCTAAACTTACAGGGTGGATTGATGTTATCAATGAATATAAGTCTGTTGGCTATGATCATTCTAAGTTTGTTGAAATGAAAACAAACGAGTATAAAGAAACATGGCCTTTTGATTCGGAAGATGATATCCCATATTTTTCTTTTAAGAGTTGTTTGGTGTGTGAAGATTATAGGGATATTGTCTTGGATTGCTCTGATGATGACATTACAAGTATAATGAATGCAGTTAGTCTTTTTAGTCGTTTTGATATCTGTGAGTTCTTCAAAATTCCTTCATACAAAATTGAGGAAGATGGAACTATACATGAGAGAACTTTTGCAGACAAGGAGATGGATAAGGCTTCAAACAGCGTGATGATTGATGATGTTCGTTCTACTATGATTCATGTTAACAGGAGGATTCATTCTTTGGTTGACTACATAAAGAGCATTGACGAGGATAAATTTGATGAGAGCGTTGTGGCAAAGATAGAAAGGGATGTATTTGAAATACTTGATTTGAAACTAGGAAACAATTAAGGTATTAAGGAACAAATTTGGCTTAATTCGCAATAATTATTATATTTGTGGTGATTTTGTCACCGTTGAAGATCCTTAAAACAATATTTATCTTATGGACTGTTGTCTGGATCTTAATTATTTTCATAAAAAAACGAGTAGGGGTGGTATAGTCCTTTTCATTTATACTATAACCACCCCTTATTTACTAAACGTATGAGAAAAAAAGAACTTCTTAAAAAGTTGAGAGAGTATCAATCTTGGCGGAAAGGTGCTGATACTCCCATGATACAACCATCTGAATTAACTAGGATTATTGATTCCGCAATAACGGTGATAGAAAAGTCTGATACAAGCAAGGTAAATGCTGTGCTGTTTAGAAAAGAAGTGATAGACAAACTTCACATCACTGTTGGTGCTATGATTTTGGACGGGTATGATGAGTTGGATTCTTGTGTAAAATATGTTAATGATTTAATACGTGAGTTAGATGAAAATTAATTTGTTTGTAAACGGAAATTTGGTGTGCGACCGAAGCGAAGCGAGGGAGCACAGGGGCAGTCTAGCTGCACAGGGGCAGTCTAGCTGCACAGGGGCAGTCTAGCTGCACAGGGGCAGTCTAGCTGCACAGGGGCAGTCGAAGTTATAACACTATGTGGTGGGGAACTTCCTAGTGATTATGACATTTCTGATGCTGTTATAATTGATGGCGATATTCATTGTCGTAGTATCAGTTGTAATGGCATTGTTGTTTGTAAAGGTTCTTTTACCGTTATAGAGGAAGGGGGTGATTATGGGTCACTCTAACGGTAAAATCACTGCACCTGTCGGATTGGATAGTGATGTATATCCTACCTTAGGTATTGGTCCTACTAGTAACGGTTATGATTTAGGGTATGCTTGTCTTAGCGAAAAAATTAATATGTGGAGTTATATAAAACCCAAAGAAGCGTCTAGCCCTTCATTTGACAACGCTAGTTTACCTGGTATAATTTATGATTCTGTAAATAAGAAATTAGTATATGATAGACCTAAAACATGGTATAGGCTTACTGATTTTGATGGATACGATCATGGGGCTAAACCTCTTACAATAGATAAAGATATTCTAACTAATCCTGTAGATGCTACAAAGACAACGTTTGTACTTACAATTTCACCATATTGGGCTGATTCTAGGTATAATTGGGGTAAAATACTTGGGGGATTTACTTGGTCTAATATGAAGATAAAGGTGGAAGTATATAATCAATTAAAGAAGTTGGTGGATTCTGGAGTTTTCGTTGTAAGTAGTATTGATAGTACAGGAAAAATTTCAATTACCCTTAATCGCAATAATCTCATATCTATGGGGGATACATATATTTATATTAAGGGTTATTTTTGTGATTACAGTGGAAATGTATTATGCTTAATTCCTACTACATCTGACGGATTTATTCGTAAGCCGATAGTGGTTACTCAAAGTCTTTCTATTACACTTGGAGATACAACAGCCAACGCTTCTGGATTCTCTGTTTACGGACAGTTGACAAATGGGTCTACTTCTTCTAAATGCAGATTAAACATTACAAATAACACTTCTAGTGATTACGTTGCTTCATCCGGCAGACCATACGCTAGATATAGATGGAGAGCGAAAGATGGATCTTATACAGGTCAATGGTCAGGTAATATATTGATGCCTTCGTGCACAAATATTCCTAAATCATTTACTCGTAATGATGTGGTTGATGCTGGTAATCCACCGTCTTATGGTAATGTTACTCAATGGTATGTTGATTATCAAGTTATTATGTATTGAATACTGGATATAATATACACAAGCAATGGGCATGGAACGGCAGCTTAGGTCTGTCTGTGTGTATTCTATATTGCTCGTCAATGCAGAACTGGCATGGATTTTTAGACGTTACTGCTGTCCTCCATCCCTTGAAATTTGGAATGTTTTTCCATGAGTTGTAATTTGCTTCATTGAAAATACCTAGAATCATCTGTTGTTCTATAACATACAACTGGCTTATACCGTTTGTAGCATATCCTCTACCGTAGTGTTTCTGTTTGCTTGGCGGAATAAATGATACGTTATATGGTGATGATATGTTGTTCCATATCTTCTTTTGAACCTCATCCGTTATTTTCTCTATATTGTTCGTTTTTATTGACAGTAATGTGTTGGCAAGATATACTTCAACAACAGCGCGAAATCTGTTTGTATTTGTGTTTATTCTCTGCTTTGTCGTTTCTCCACCGTATGTCCTTTCCATATATTCCTTAATGCCGTTATCCGTCATTGAAATATACTCCCATCCAAGATCATCGTTTAGTTCTAGTGACAGTTTATTGCTTTCCAGTACATATTGGTATATGTCGTTATATATATCCTCACGAAACTTTTTGGTCAGTTCTAGCACTTTTTCTTTTTGGTTATCTGGGAGTTTTGATATTGACTTGAACGATTTAGCCCCTGCCAAAAGGAATACGGCTAGAAGGTCTTTAGAGAACTTCTCCGCACGCTCTCTGGTTGACGATTTTATACCGTTTGCAAGTCTTTTTACTTGGAAGTAATAGTCTGCAATCTTAGATATTTCTTCTTTGTTGATCATTGGCTTCTACTCTTTCTGTTATACCGTTTGCTATCATGTTTATCATCAAACTCTTGAAATCGCTTTGGCTATAAACCTTTTGTCCGATTGATGCTAGAGTTTTAAAGATTACAATTTGATTCTCGTACAAAACCTTTTGGTTCTGTATGATAGCGTCAAGTTTGGATAATATTTCTCTTTCGTTGTCCATAGTGCAAAGGTATGTATTAGACTTTAATTTACCATACAAATTGTTTTATTTCATTGGGTGTCATTGTATGTTTATATGTAATGTAACAAAAAAGGCAACAGTGAAGATTCACATCTGCCTGCTGCCAAATTAAAAACATCGTAATGGTTCATTTACATAGTGCAAATGTAACAAAAATATGTTTTACATATATATAACCAAATTGAATTTTTAATTAATGTTGACATATTAGTCTTACGTTTGTACATAAAAAAAGTAAGAAAAAGGGTCCAATCTATTTCTTGCTTTTTAATTTAGTTTTTTTATGAAAATTCTATTTATAGTTATATTCGTTTACGGATCTTTTTACATTGCAAATATAATACTTTTTTGTATATTTGCAATGTATCAATAAATAAAAAAAACATGGAACTATTAGTAGAAAGAAAATGGTGTAAGCCTGATTATACTATAGGGCGTTTGTATATTGATGGTGAGTTTTTCAGTAATACGCTTGAAGATCGGATCGTTGACGTGAATAAGAACGGAGTGTTTGATGGAAACGAGAAGAAAGTTTATGCTGAATCTGCTATCCCTTACGGTAGATACCAGGTTATATACAACTGGTCCCCAAAATTTGGGCGTAATATGCCAAGACTGTTGAATGTGCCTCATTTTGAGGGTATTCTTTTTCACGCTGGAAATACAGCAAAGGATTCTGCCGGATGTGTCCTTGTTGGTAACAATACATCAAAAGGCAGACTTACCGAATCACGCTATACTTCTGACAAATTGAACAAGTTGATTGACGATGCAATAAAGCGTGGTGAACAGGTTTGGGTTACGATTAAGTAGTGTGTTATCTCATCAACCATGTGTTGAAGGAGTTACAGGAGCGATGTTTTTCGCTCCTTGCTTTTATAAAATGGAGATATGAAAGAATTAAATTTAGGCAATATTATTGATTACAAGGATGCTATTGAGTATTTTGCAGACTATAAAATTAATAATGTTTTATCCAATAGTGGTAATGAATATGCTATTGTTATTTTTGACAACATATTTAAAACCGCAGAAAGAAATATTTGTTTGTATGCACAAGACATTTTTTCTAATAAAAATGATGTTACAGTTTCTTCGTTATATATAGAATCATTACGAAAATTTTTGAGCAAAGAAGGAACAAATCTACGTATTGTATTAAAAGATTATGATGAAATTAATTCTTGTAATTGTCTAAGAGATATACTAAAACAATATTATTCAAAAATAGAGTTGAGAAAAAATAGAAAAGGAGAAGTAAAGATTGGAGAGAACAGAGTGTATTTTTGCATAGCAGATGGAAGGATGTATCGAGTTGAATATGATACAAATACAAGAAAAGCAAGATGTAATTTTAATGATAATAATGCAGTAAGTAAGTATCAAACAGTGTTTAATCAACTTTTTGAAGCATCTACGCCAACTTATTTGTGATATACATATATATGAAAGAATTAACCAGTTTAGATTACTGTAAGTTGATAGCGTGGCTTACATATCATAAGTATAATGTCATTTTGAGTAAAATCCAGATGCAAAATATTTTATTCATGTGCTATGAACAATATTTAGTTAGTCATAATTCCCCATTGTTTAATGATGATGTCCTTAAAGAATGTCTTTTTGGTCATGTTTTCCCTAGATCTTATAAGAGATATTTATATGGAGTTCCAGAAGAATTAACTGTATCAGAAAAAGAACGTTTTTTGAAAGATAAAGATACGCTTAGAATGATTACAAGAACAGTTGAGGATTATTATGGTTATTTTTTTTCCGTTGTTGATTCCTTCTGAAAAAGAAAAGATGCTAGGGAAACTTTCTAATTTCTTCTGTAAATTGAACAAAGAGGGTTGGGATGGTTATAATGCCTTTCCCATAGAACGAGATTCATACTTAAATGCCCGTAAAATAGTAATGGATACCCCTGATTCGATTCTTCGGTTGTGGAATGTATTTCCGTCACCTAATGGCACTATTTCCTTTGAGTTAAAAGAACGAAATATTGCAACAATGAGTGTAGGAAACAAAGACTTCTCGTATGTTGCCATAAAAGAATCAGGAGATTATATAATGGAGCAGAGGAAGTTTAATATAGATAAGGCGGTTGATGCTCTCATTATTATGAGCAACCTATTTGGCTAGTTTGCTTAGACTTTTAATGTTGTACAATTATTTCGTTTCATTTCTATACCATATTTTTAATTATGGCGATTTCGCCATAATTAAAAATAGGTAGGTATTAGGCAAGGGTATTACTTCCGTAACACCCTTGTTTTCTACATTAATCCAAGAACCATACCTACTGCTCCCCAGAATACATCTCTCCATTCGGGCACTCCTTGTCTAAGCCACTTATCGTATATTATTTCTTTTCCCACAAGAATAAACAAGGTTAGTGCTATTGCTGTCCATACGGAGAAAAACCATTGCGCCATGCTTACTACAAGTATTCCTGCAATGAGATGTTCCATTCCGTCAACTCTCAAATTGTTAAGGCAAATATAGTCTAATGCCCTTCTTATTTTTCTTAGTAAATTTGTAAATTTTCCCATAGTTTAGCTGTTATCGTTGTTATCGTTGTTATCGTTGTTTTCATTATTTTCATTATTTTCCTCTATCACCCTAGCTTCCAGATCGTTTAATCTTCTGTCTTGTTCGTCCATTCTATCATCTTCGTTATTTGCAGAGAAGTCACTTTCTTCTCTTGCTGTCTGTAATGATATTATTCGGGAGTTCACAAGCTGAACGAGTGTATTGTTCCATTCAGAGAAGTCTATGTATGAGTATGGCTCTATGGTAGCGTTTATTCTTAGAGCATTATAACCTGTTGCGTCACCTTCCATTACTCCTACATAGTATTTGAATATATTGGCCATGTCATTTATGGCTGTGTTCATCATTTGTGCATCACTTCTCGCCCATTCCATTTCCGGCTCATAATACATTGCCGTTGTTCCAGTAGGTCTGTCACCTGATGATGATTGCATTGGCGGAACAACACCGCTTCCGTCAAGTATCCCGTTGTATATGTTATCTATTTCGGTGAACAGTGAGTTTGAAGCGTCCATCTTACCCATGAACTGTGCATCATCTTCTGCTCCTACACGTAAAATGGAAGTTCCTCCCAATCCGTTTCTTTGAATGTTTATTCTTCCGTTAGTCTTGATAAGTAGCATTTGGAATGCCTGTCGTGTGTTGTATTCTCCTATCATTGACATTAAGAACTCGAAATCGTCTATCAAGTCCTGTACTGCCCCCCAAAATGGAAGTTCAAGCCGTAGATATACTACAGGTATAAATCCCAGGTTATGGAATTGATGCAGTTGTATTATATTTCCGTTTTCATCAATATCCGTTGCTATATCTCCGTTGGAATCAAGCGTGTAGAACTCATCTTTAGTCCATACATCGACAAGTGTGTCTGTATGTTCTTCTCCATCAGCCGATATATATGTGGTTGTATATTCCCTTGCGAAAGCTATTCTTTCGCCTCTTCTGTTTTTATGCTCATATAGTATATCTCCTTTTGAGTAGCTGAAAGACCTGTATTTTATCTCGTCCTTATCCTTATATATATATATGGCAGCATCTCCTACCTTTCCGGCTTCGCTTATAAGTTCAAACTTGGCTGTTTCCATGAGAGAATCAGTCCAGTATTCCTTGTATGTTGTCAGCTTATCCCTGTTCTGCTGGTTTGACGCGCTTTTCTTTATCTGGAATTTAAGAGGATTGGTACACAGGTGTGATACCCTTTTCTTGTGTATCATCCTTTGAAGAGGAAATGCTCGTCTTTGCAGTACATAGGGAGTTGATGCCAATTTCTTTTTTCTTTTCTGAACACCTACATTCGCGCTTTCATCATCCGATGATGTGGCATCCTCGTCTGACGGGATACTGTCTTTCCAGTCGGGTCTGTTGTGTATATAATGTCCTGATGTATCCCATTGCGCTAGGAAATCATCCTGTGACATATATTTGTATATCAAAGTGGAGCGTCTTGGCTTTTTCTTTGTTCCTCCACCTCTCCCATCGTCACATCTTGACGGAAGTGCCACTTTGAACGGTTCTTTTCGTAATAAAACGTCTAATTTTAAAATTTCCATAGGTAATTATAAATATTTTAATTCATCCATTATATCGTTAGGTATGTCAATCATTACATCGCATATATCAAAATATGTCCTGTATAAAAATGTTCCTTCTATCAAGTCGGGCGAGCATCCTACAATCTTTTTTGCCTCCTGTTTTTTCAGCAGTCTTAGTTTCCCGTTTTCCCTTTCCACGTCACGTCTTATTGCTCTTCTCTGATCCATCAGTGCTTCCCGTATTGTTTTGTTCACGTACGGTTTGTCAAGAAGTTCCGGGTTTATACTGAATCCGCAATATCCTAGGTTTGTTCCTTTTATACGTGTTACCATTTCATCTGCAAGCTGTGCCCTTAGATCGAAATAGAATCTTACAGGTTGATCATCCTTGCTTTTGTCTAGTCTTTTCGGAACACCTCTAAGTATTGCCAGGCTTTCGGGGAATGCGTCACGAAATGTAGGTGCTCCAAGACCGTCAAATGCCAGTCTGTTTTCACCGATTCCCCATTTCCGTAGATTGTTTCTTACCCATCGGTTTAAATCCCTTGGCTTTAATGTGTTTGACCATTCTAGGTCTTGTAAGTGATGTCCTATGAAGTGCCCCATTACGCAAACGTCACCAAGACCGTATGCTATATCCAGTGTAGCACATTCAAAGTAATCGTCAAACACGGGCTGTGATGAGAACATTTCCTCCATTTCGTCACGGGTTATCCACTCGTTTCCCCCTTTTATCAGCTTCCATGAACCTAATGCGTTTATGGATACTTCCTGTGCTGTCCCTCCAAGGTTTTTCTGATAGTCAGGATTGGAAGCCATAAGTATCTTGTTATCTTCCAGCCCGGAAGCTATAAAGGTTATACTCTTGATGTATCTTTTACAGTTTGTTTCGTCAATTTTGGTATTTTTACCGAATCTTGCGATGATATAATCTTTTGCCTGAGCAAATACTTCTTGTGGGCTGTCACCCCATGCTGTTTCATGTATAGTATCTCCATATTGAAAGAAATATCTTACTTTCCCCGATCTTTCTGGAATTGCTATTCCATCATCGTCTACCCACCATGATACCATTGCTCTCCAGAAATCGCTATACGGATTTGGGTTGCACGCGCCTATAAGACTTGTTCTTAGTCCTGATGATGAACGCAATACCGTTTGAAGGTAGTTTATGATAGGTTCTGTTGCCTGTGAGCACTCGTCTATCGCCACCTTCACAACGTTACCACCCTGTTGTCTGTCCTTAAATTCATTTACGCCTTTTTCTCCCGACAAGCAGGCATCCCCGAAATAATCGTATCGTATTTCACCTCCTGCGTCAAGTCTTGAAAGGCGTTTTGAATCAATATACTCACCATAAGGTTCAACCATCTTTGAAACCACTTTAAGAATACCGTCCGCTTTTTCTGCGGATGTCTTGTCCTTACGGAAAACGAGTGCGGAGAATGACGGATGGTTGCATGAACTCAGTATATCCATTCCAAGGCATACGGATTTTCCTCCCCCACGATTCCCGTGCAGTATCTTTATTCCTGCCTTGTTCCTTAAAAATGCTTCTTGCGAACCTTTCTGTGGGGCAAGCAAATTTACCTTGTACCCCTTGCTTCTTCTGTCCTCTATGTATTTTTGGATGAAATCAAGGCTTTTATATGGTATAACCCCCCTTTTGCCATATCGTTTCAGCGATTTGACAACATCCTTAGTCTTTAATCCTCTGTATTTTAAATCAATTTCTTCCATCTTTCTGTATGTATTTTGCAAATATAATGTTTTTTTAAATATTTTTTTGCTTATACACAAATTTTAACTACATTTGCATCGGTAAGAGGTACTTACTGTGCGCAAAGGTCTTGTGCATAAATCACATAAAAAAAATAAATAGTATATGAATGGAAATGTAAAAGTCATTTTTGAAGGTATCAAGAATGCGTTGGGAGAAAGTAGCTCCGTTATTACAGATCGTACAATCGAACAGACAATTAATGAGTTCTCAGCGTTCGCACCGCAGGAAAATGCGGAAAAGTTCTGGAATGAAAGTGTTGTAAATCATTTAAAGAACACAGTGGCAGGTCAGGTAAGAGCGTTTGCGTCTGATAAGCGCAAAGAGTGGGATACAATCAAGGAACAGGAGATATCCAACTTGAAAAAAGAATGGGAAAAATCACATTCGGCACAACAACCGACACCAGCACCGCAACCACAACCTACACCGACACCAGCACCCGAACCGAAACCGTTTGAGTTGCCCGATGATGTTAAGGCTAAACTTGAAGAGTTTGAAAAGTTCAAGAAAGAGTTTGAAGCTAAAGAGCAGGAGGAAAAGCAGAAGCAGATTGTAACTGAAAAGCGCAAGAAGCTGTCTGATTTGATTAAACGCCCGGAAGCAGGTATGCCTAACGAGTTGTTGCGCAACATCATTTTTGAGAACATTCAGATTTCACCCGAAGAGGAAGATACAAGCATTCTTCTGAAAATACAGGGAAAGTACAATGAAACGTGTACGAAATACACAAAGGATGGTATTAATCCTTTCATCCCTGACAAGGGTGGCTCTAGCGATGTAAAGTCATTCATAGATAGAAAGAGAGAAGAAGATAAGGCTAGCAAGGAAAACAACATTGTCAGCCGATATTACAGTAAAATTAACAAATAGTTTTTTTAATTATGAAAGCAGGAGTTCTTGCAACAAGTTATAGTAAGATTGGTGGCGCAAGACATATCTTTTCTAATGATACGTCTTTGCACGTACTGTTGGTAGGATGTAACGTTCCAGTAGAACGTATGCCTACAGTTGGGAACAAACTTCCGGCTGGTACCATGATTAAATGTGATTCCTCAAAACAGAATGGCGGTGACATTCACTATTCATTCAGAATGTACGAGAAATCGGATTCTGGTGCTACGGTAAAAGTTGAAAAAATCATGGGTAATACAGTTGCCAAGGTTGGCATGATTGTCGGTAAAGCACCTACTACTGCCGCAGGTACTACAACTGGCTTTACCATTAACGCTATTGATTCGTCTCATGACGAATATGACATCCTTACATTGTCCGGGGATGCAGGTAAATTGGAATTGACCGATATTTTGGTTGAAGTTACACAGGTTGGTGCTAGCGCAAAATTCAAGGTTATTCCTAATGCTATCCTGCCTTATGATGTTGACACCATTCCCGGTGCCACTCTCTATCCTTTCAACGGTGCATGGATGGTGACAAGTGAGATTTTGGAAAAACGCATTCCGCCCGTAGCTTCGGCAATCAAAAAGGCGATGAAGGATGATGAATCATATCCTTGCGTTTTCCGTTACACATTGTATAACTAATTAAATTTTTTCGTTTTATGCAAAGATCGACATTTAGTTTCTATGATTGGCATTTCTCTGGGGAGATGCAGGAACTTATGGATTATGCCAATCAGAAATTTGATAACGAAAACTGGAGAAGCTACGGAGATTGGGATGTTCCTCAGATGAGCAAATCATGGAACGTGATGGTTGACGAATACACACAGGCTACCCGTCCTGTGATGCTGGCTCCTTTGGCTGAAAAGCCTATTATGGACACTACTGGATTTGAATGGTATTCGGGCCGTATTCCGAAGATGGGTCACGCCATTCAGTTTATGGAAACCGATATTCAGGAGTTCTATGAACTTGACATTCCGCAAGGTGCATTGCTTGACAAGATCCGTGAGAAGTGGTACACAAAGATGGAAGCATGTATCCAAGGTTTCCATACCGAGTTGAACTGTATGGTTTATCAGGCTCTTTCTACATGTATGCTTAACTATACAGCTAGTGGTACCAACTCAATTCCTGTTCAGATTGACTATCGTGTTCCTGCAAAACACAAGTTGAAAGCGTTGAAGCAGAAATGGTTTAGCGATACTGCCTGGACACCGAACGAGAACGCTGATCCTATTAAAGACCTTCAAAGAATGTGCAAGATTGCCGACAATGACAGTATGCCATACGATCATTTTGAAATGTCAAAGGATTTGTATGATAATTTCTTGATGCACCCGAAAGTGACAGCAGCAGTACAGGCACGTCTTGTTCCTGCCGCAGCATCTACTACAATCTATCCTATGAACAATCAGGAAATTGTTGATGTGCTGATGAAGGTATTCTCTATTCCTGTAATTATTCCTGTTGATGAAAAATCAAAATGGAACAAACTCGGTGTGATTGAGGAAGCAAAACCGTCTTTTGAGAAAAACACTGTTGTTCTTGTTCAGAGCGGTCAGTTCTTCCGTATCAAGAACTCACCGTCAATGTATTTGCAGGATACCAACCCGGCTGTACGTATTTCTTCTTTGGAAGGCGGACGTATCGCGTTCTTGCATCAGTATTCTTCTGAACCGTATGCTGAGAAGAGTTCAGGTGAATTGTGGGCGTGTCCTGTGATGAAGAATCCGAACAACCTTATCATCATGAAGGTTGACGAGCAGTCAAATACAGGATTGTAAAAAGTTGAACCATGAAGGTCATTATTGATATAAATGGCGAAGGCACAGCAAAGGGCGCAGGGGAGTATTTCATTGGAGATACTCTCACGCTCCAAGCTATTCCCGAAGAAAGTGTGGAGTTCGGATACTGGCTTATTGCCGACAATGAAACATTGAAGCCGGAGGATAGACTGAAAGTTTCGGATAATCCGTTCACTATTCAAGTTACCCCTCAGATAACAGCAAAGGGTAACATGAAGGTAGAAGCATATTTCTATATGTCTATGCGTGAATATCTGAAAGCACAGATTGACTATGAGTTGAAAAACACATCGTATATCAGTGTTGCCCAGAAATGGGGATTCCGTTTGTCTGATGATAGCCGTGAAACGTCTGAGATGAAGAAGGATTTGGCTTATGCTGATTTGTTGCTCATTGTTTGTACTGCCCCTTCAACGATACAGGGAAAGACAAAGAAAGCCGGAAACTGGTCAATTACCGACACAAGCAAGACTATTTCTATCAATGACAAGAAAAGATTGGAGCAACGCGCAAAGGATTTATACGCCAAATGGGGTTTGAATTTGGATGTTGGAACAGATGTTGAAATAACTAGATTAAGATGGTAGTATGGGAAAGAGTATTTTAGGTGAGGATATGTTTCCTGATATGGTTAGAATTTACCAGAACAAGAACAGTTCGGATAAATATCAGACTACCCCATATTGGGAGATGATATACGAAGGAAGGGCAAATATACAGGAAAAGGATACAGGTTCGGAAACGAATGATGTTGACAAATCCGAATATGCCGCCTACCTAGAAGATAACGATGTAACCATACCTTCCGGGTGTCTGTTGGATTGGCAGAATTTCAACCATCCGTTTTCGGACAACAGTAATAGCTGGCGTGAGATAAAGAAACCTCCATTTAACAATATGGAATTTGGTACGGTAATATACTTTAACCAAATAGAAAACTAGAATACTATGACAATCAATTGGACGGAAATAATACTTGCTTTGTTGGGTACTAATGGTATAACCCTTCTAACTTCAATATTACTGTTTAAGCAGAAGAAGGAAAAGATGGAAACTGAAATTGATTCTTCTACCTTGGACAATCTTGAAAAAGGGTTTGCTATTCAGGGTGCTCAGTTGAAAAAGGCACAGGAAGAAATATTGAGTTATCAGCAATCTATTCATGATGCTTATCAGAAGATACAGGAGCTTTATAATGAGATGAACGAAATAAAAAACGAGTTGAAATGCGCAAGAGATGATCGAGATTCATTAAAAAAGCAGATTGAGAAACTGAGTAAACCAGTAACAAGAAAGACAAGTACAAAAAATGCAGGCAAATAACAACGATAAAGTATTGAAAGAGTTTGGTAGTAATGTCCAGCTTTCCTTGGATGCTTCTATCATGCAGTTCATGGAAGATATCGCCACGAATATCATGGATGATATAAAAGACATGGAGGGATTTACCAATCAGACTTTCAATCTTGAAGATAGTTATGGTTGTGGCATTTATAAAGATGGGGTCCTAAAGAAGATTGTGTGGGCAAATGCAACAAAAGTTGCAAATGAGCCTAGGAAACGTAACAATGTCGAGTATTGGGGGCGTGAACTTGCCGAAGATTTCTTCAACAGTTATAAATCCGATGGTTCTGAAAAATATGAACTGGTTGTCGCAGCTGTAATGTATTATGCCAAGTATGTGGAAAACTATCATCTGCTGAATGTTCTTTCAGATTCTTGGCTTAAAACAAAGACAGATTTAAAAGGAGGAAAATATACTGTGGTTTTTAAGAAAATTGCAGCTAATATGTTAAACAAATATTTTAAGTGAAGTTATGGGCTACTTTAATCCTTCAACAATAAACACCACCTTGTACAATATTGTATTGGACAAGAAGATTGCTGACGATGTATATAAGGTACAGCGTCCTGCAAATGTTGATGACAAGGTAACTAGTTTTATTGTCGTAAACAACAATACAAGAATTGTCAGCAATACCGAGAGCGGCCCCTACGGTCACTTCGGGAAAGGCGAAACGATGGCTACGGTTACTCTGTTTGTAAGGGCATTGCCCGGGAACGTATATCCGTCTGTCATGGATGCGTTGAGTGAGAAGATGGTAAAATTGTTTCCGCAAAAGATTGCACAGCTTCATTTTAAGATATTTAATGTTTTACCACCAATGTTTGACGGGGTTGGGTTCTATTATATGTCCGTCCTGTTGAATGTTGATATTTCAAAGGATTAGCCGCATGAGAAACGTGAGAAAAAACAGTGGAGGCGCATCGGTAGATACGTTTTCATCAATTAACAATAACTTTTTAAATACAGAAAATAGAATGGCACGAGTAAATTTAGACACCAGCCCTGCTTACTTGAACGGGCAGTCGGCTGCTTTGACATTTGATGCGATTGAAATCACCGATAGTACTCAATATTCAAGTTTTAGGAATCCGAAGATTCTTCCGAATATTGAATCTGGTACTACGGAATCTGCTGGTACTGACGCTGACACTTCTGAAACAAAGAACGAACAGGGTGCTACCGTATTCCAAAATATCACACCGGGTACTATGGCATTTACCTTTACAGGTATGTCTACATCAAAAGCCGCTTTCGCTTTCTTTACGCAAGGAAATGAAACAAAGGCTGAGTTGGAACTGGATAGTTTAACTGATACCATTGACGCTTTTGGGAAAGGTGCTACTCAGAAGTTGAAAGCGTTTGGTGCAAGTGCATTCAAGCAATTTGTACGTCCTATCGGTATTATCAACGGTACTGGTGACCGTATGATCTTCTTCCCGAAGGCATCATGGGCTGTCAGCTTCACAGGTGCTCCAAGTAACGCTGGATATCTTGGATTCTCCGTTACAGTGACAGCATTGGAAGTTAATACTCAGTATCTGAAAACCATGATGGTTCTCGAACTTGACAATTCGGGAGTGGGTGCTTGATGTAGACGGGTGATGAATTATTAGCCGGGCGTTTTCGTCCGGCTTTTATTGTTTTTTAACTGATTGTGTTTGATTTTTATTAACCTTTGTTGTATTTTTGCTGTAAAAATTAACACCATGACAGATAAAGAATTGTCTGATAAATTAAAGCTAAAAGCTATAAGCCTTGGACTGTGTAAGGAATGGACAAATGGATGGGGAAACCCGGACAAATATGAATTATGCGAGAAATATATCAGAGGCATTGACTTCTGCCTATTTAACAGGTTCCCGTCAAATGAAATAATCAAGAAGGAGTTTGCTGGTGTTAGGGAGAAGTTTAATATCTTTGTTGATGATACCAATCTTTTCATAAGCAATCCTAAATGGTCTATTTTTAATGGTTCGTGTGATTGTGTTGTCACATTCAACGATTTCGGTATAGGAGAAATGTATGTCAAGGATAATAGCCATGTTAGCCTTGTTGCGCTTGACAACAGCATAGTACACGTTTCTTTGATTGACGATGCCAAACTTGATATTGTATCGTCTAAATATACCAAGGTGTTCGTTTATACAAATACGCCAAAGAACATATCGAAGGTAGATGTGAAAGGAAAATTAATGATTAAACCGTTCAAGTTAGTTTAAAAATGGGAATATTCAACTGGAAACAACCTGACTTAGATGATCAGATAAAGATGCAGAAGTTTGCCACTCATAAATACAAAGATGTTATGGTTGGCAATAAGAAATTCAAGGTGCGTGGTCTTAGACTGGGTGCATATGACTATATTGTGGATAAGCTGCTGATACGTGATATTATCAATCCAGATACAGCAAAAAAGGAAATGATTGCAATTATGAAAAATGACGCATCTATTCCGTACAAAGTTGCAGCGGCAGGAGTATTGAATAACTATTGGTTTTTTGAGATAATTCCTTTTGCAAGACGTATATACGCTTGGTGGTTAAGCAGGCACTATGACCATAAGGAACTAACTCCGTTGATAGAAGCCATCGTGGAGGGGGCTAATGTAAGTGATTTTTTTACAAATACAATCCGTTTAGCGTTCTTGATAGATACGACAGCGACATTAAGCAAGAAGGATGCCATGAAATTATCTCTCGATGCAAAATCGGCTCACGAGGATCTATCCAAAAAGATTTCCCCCAATTCAGAGGAGATTTAAGGCTATTCGGAGGATTGATGATAATCAAGGACTGGGCTTTGCTATGGAAATATTCATGGAGTTATATACAGGCAGTAATAATGGACCAGCCTAAACTTGATTATCATTTTGAAGAGAAAGTTAAGTTGTACAAGGCTTCTCTTACAGAAGATTTATATAAGGAAGCTAACAAGGATGCAAGTGGCTTTATATATAGATTCAAAGAATCTAAACCTAAAGAAGAGCATCCCGATATATTACTAAAAGACATTTTGCGATGATAACAAAATACGATCCTAAAATATATCCCCTTAAACTGTATGTTGCAGTGGGGGATGATCAATGGGGAAAAATATATAGAAAATTCACCAAACTTAATCATGACCCGATAGATACATCCAAAGATGAAATTAAGAGCTGTAATGGCATGACTATTTTTGTAAGGGAAAAAAGTACAAACCATTTAGGTGTACTTATTTGGTTATCCAACGATGGTATAGGGGTGAGAACTGTTGCTCATGAATCTGTTCATTATGTTTGTAATGTATTTGGGTATTGTGATATTTCTATGGGATATGAAAATGGGCAGGATGAGCACTTTGCATACCTTTTAGATTGGTGTGTTGAGTGTGTAATGGATAGTGTTGCGAAATATTTAAAAAACAATAAACATGAAGATTAATTTGTTTGTAAACGGAAATTTGGTGTGCGACCGAAGCAAAGCGAGGGAGCACAGAGGGGCTTTAGCCCGACAGAGGGGCTTTATGAGATAATAGCCTTAGATGGTAGTGATATACCAGAAGAGTTTGATTTGTCACAAGCTGTCATTATTGATGGTGATGTACGTGTGACGGGTAGTTTGACAATGGGCGGCAATATCGTCTGCAATAAATATGTGGAGGTATAGTCTATGGGTCACTCTAACGGTAAAATCACCGCACCTGTCGGATTGGATAGTGATGTATATCCTACCTTAGGCATCGGTCCTACTAGTGATGGTTATGATTTAGGGTATGCGTGTGCAAATACGCATGGGAGAATAAACAGATATTCATATATAAAACCAATTGATAGATCTGATTTAGGTGTTGTGCAGTTTAACGATTCTACATATACTGCATTTACAAAAATGATAATATATACAATAGGAAATACTGTTCCATCTAGCACTATTGCAGAGTATAAATCTCCTAAAAGTGTATATCGTATTGCTGATTTTGATGGGTATAATCATGTAGAATATCCTGTTAAACTTAATATAAACATTCTCCCGTCAAATATATTAGATTATGATACGTATAGTCAAACTGTAAAACTTGATTTAAATGGAAGTTCTAGAAATCTTTTATCATTACTTATAAATGACACTGTTTCTAGCTCAATAAAATCATGGAGGTGCGCTATTTTAATTATTGCAGAGAAGAATGGTAGTAGAAGATTTTTCCTGGGAGAAAAAGGTACTTCTGATAGCCTAAGATTAGGTTTTTCTCCAAACAATTCAAACATTTATTCTGCTTTTAAAAGTATGGATATAGGCACTTGGTCTTGTACCATAATGGCTGTAGCTGTACATGGAAGTCACCCTGACAGTAATAATGAAGCACATGAGATTTCATCATCTACAGGATATAAATTTCCTATTATTCCAGAGTGCTTTGGATATAAGACAAAAATAACAGGCGTGAAAATAACTACCCCTAAAAAGAGATTTTTCTATAAAGTTATTTTTATAGATAATTCAGGTAGGGGAACATACATACCTTATGACATACGTATGCAAATGGTTGTACAAGATAATAATAATAAAACTTTATTTAATCCTGGTATTAAAACATGGGGTGATATAGAACGTGATTCTATTTCTGTTTCTGGAAGAGAATACATTTACGAAGAAAATTATACAATAGATGATGGAAGTGGTAAATTAACAGGGTTAAAATGTTTTATGACAATACCTGATTATGAAGAAGAACCTGGTATTTGGGAAACTCCAGATTTAAGTGGAAGTAATTATTCTAGATACATATATAATCAAGGTTTACATACCACAGAATTGGAATGGGATTTATCTAGTAAAGAAGTTAATGAATTTAGAGTTTCTTTATCATATAGGGATTCTTCCCAATAACACAATTGGTATGTATATAAATACCTAAAATAAGCCCGAAAGTTACACGAACTTTCGGGCTATTTTGTAACCTGAAAACAATATGAAACCGATACCTATGTATCCAAGATTGATTAGTATTTTTTGCCATTTAGACAATTCCTTTTCTACCTTTACTTCTACAATTTTCTCCACGGTTATTATCGAATCTTTCGTCACTACCGTTTCTTTTTCCAAGGATGGGATGCTGTCTTGTAGAAAGTCTTTCTTGTTTTTCAAACTATGAAAAAGCCTGCCATCCGACATTATTTTAGCGTCTGATACGGCTAATGATGTTTCCAAGTGTGAACTATCTTCAAATGTTGTATGTTGTATGTGCTCTGTTGGAAGAGTTATTATTTTTGATTGCCATACTACTCTTTCCGTTACTGTCGTGTTGTGGTCTACTATGGTTGTATTTGTCGAAGATGGAAGTAGCTTGCGTGAACAAGAACACGACAGTAACAAAAAAAATAGCAATATAGAAAATGGCTTATTCATCGACAAGATTTGTTGCGATAAGCGAGATAAATTCCTCCTTCGGTATTTCCAATGCTTCGGGAGAGTTCCATTTCACTTTAATTGCACCGTCAGTACCAATAAGTTCAATGATTTTAGCGAATCCTTCAAAAGCGAATTTTCTAGGCTTCATATCACATTCCTCTTTCATTTTCTCTTGGTATGCTTCGGAATATGCCTTGTTCAGTTCTTCTGTTTCCTTGTTGAAATCTGCTTCTATCTTTCTGATTTCATCCGCTTCTTTCTTTTCCTCTTTTGTCGCATCTTCCTTACCGTCAATCTCTTTCATGTGATTGATTTTTTGTGCGCGCTCGTCATATCCTTCCTTCTTTATTTCTTTAAGAACCTGTTGCATATCATCATCGAATGCTTTTGCAGCTTTGTCGTAAGCGACACGCATAAGCATGATTTTTGCTTTCAGTTCTGATGGAAGTTCCTTTCCTTCTAGTGATAAGGGGATATTCAAGAGAGTTAATCTCTTTAAAAACATTTCTTGGTTTGTCATTTCTTCTTGCTGTTTAAATTGAAACTGATGAGATGCCTTTCGTGTTGATGTATTTTGTAACATCGGTTACGAAAGAGTTGATGATAGTAATGATAGCAATTTGTGCTTCCAAGTCGGGATGATCGTTGTAGTTGATTGCGATACCACCGTTCTGATTGAAATAGAATGTAGCGAGTTGGTTCTCTGATTCCAATGACTTCACCTCTCCGCCATCAAATGAATCAATGGTTTTACCGTTTGATACGTTTACATTCGCATTCACCTTGTATTGTTTTTCCACATTAGCTTCATTGCTGAATGTTACGCTGGCTGAATTTACGCCAACGAGTGTTACTTTGTTTTCTTCTATAGCCATAGTTAAAAAATTATTTTATTGCAAAGATAACATAATCGTTTTTATCCACAATTTTTAATATGTTAAAAAATATTAATGGATTTTTGTTTGTTGTAAATCATGCTCTTGTGCTTATTTTTGCTATTTTTGCAATAATTAAAAAACAATAACTATGGCTGATGTTGATTTAGGAGCATTAAAGTTTAAGATTGGGCTAGATGATTCCGGTCTTGACAAACAGATAAAGGATATACAGAAGAAGTTGCAGGACACCTTTAACCAGGAGATGTCCTTCAAGCCTATGTTGACCGATATAGGCAAAATGAATGACGAACTTAGCGAGGTTGTAGATAAGATAAACAAAGCGAATGAAAACGCGTCCAAGGTAGGGAAAGGTAAGTCAAACAAGAAAATGGATATACTTGTTCAGATGGAAGAGTTGTCAAACAAGATTGTCGAAGCGACAAGGGAGTATGACAAGCTGGAAAAGACTTACCGTAACCTAGGAAATGCAGGCGGAGATAAGGGGATGGCTACAAGAAAAGCCAATCTTGAAAGTCAGAAGAAAGCGATAGATGATCTTGTGGCTGAATTGAACAGACTGAAAACGGCATATTCCCTTACTGCTAACAGTGCGCCCAAATTGTCTATTTCCGATGAGAGAGAACTTAACCTTCTACGCCAGCAATACGAGATGGAGATTGCACGGACAAAAGAGATGGATAGACAAGCATCAAAGCAGGAACAGGCGAGTAAGAAGATGCAGCAGACCAATCAGAAGTATCTACAATACCTTTCTGGTCAGTCTGGACTTGCCCTTGGTATGCCTGAGGGAAGTGCTGAGGACTTGAACAAGAAGATTGCTGCCATACAAAAACGCCTTGAACTATTGAATAAATTCAAGGTTGAAGTTCCTTTAAACAGCAATCAGATAACAAAGGCTGACGCTCTTATTCAGAAATTGCAAGGCAGATTGGAGAAGTTGCAATCATCTTTAAGAAAAACATCAACGAATGAATTGCTTAATATCAATCCTACGTCTATCAATCAGGCTAACAATCTTATTTCTGAATTGACGAACAGGCGTAATGCACTTAATACGACTGATGCAAACTATAACCGTACCCTTACTCTTCTAAACAGGAAGATACAGGAGCATAACAAGTTTGTAAACGAAGCCACATCCTATGGAACAAAGATGCAGCAGACCAATCAGAAAAATGCTGCAAGTTCAAAAGAGTTTTCCGAGGAACTGACAAAGCAGAGCAGAATGATGCGTGAGTTTGTTAATACGATAAAGACTTATGCAGGATTCTACTTTTTCAGAGATATGTTTCAGGAACTTGTTTCCATTCGTGGGGAGTTCGAGCTGCAACAGGTATCTTTACGTGCCATTATACAGGATGCAAGACGGGCTGACCAGATATTCAGTCAGATTAAGGGGCTTGCTGTAATATCTCCTTTCCAGTTCAGTGATTTGGTTGGATATACCAAACAGCTTGCAGCATTCCAGATACCTGTCAATGAATTGTACGGTACAATGAAAAGCCTTGCGGACGTTTCCGCAGGTCTTGGTGTTGATATGGGGCGTATTATTCTAGCTTATGGACAGATAAGAAGCGCAGGTGTGTTAAGGGGACAGGAATTACGTCAGTTGACAGAAGCTGGTATTCCTGCATTGGACGCATTAAGAAAAAAACTGGAAGAAGTAAGAGGCGTGGCTCAAACTACTGATGATGTGTTCAACGCCATATCAACACGTCAGATTCCTTTTGAGTATATTCGGGAGATGTTTACCACAATGACGGAAGATGGTGGTATGTTCTACAAAATGCAGGAAATACAAGCTGCATCTTTGAAAGGTATGGTAAGTAACCTTGCCGATTCATACAAGATTATGATGAATGACATAGGCGAGGCGAATGATTCCGTTCTGAAAGGAATTGTGGGAAGCATAACCGATGCAATGAACAACTGGAGATACTTCTCTAAGGCAATAGAGGGTGTTGCTGTAGGATATGCCGCATTGAAAGGATTGCAGTTGGCTAGAACAGCCATGCTAGGAAAAGAAGTTGTCGCAACAACTAATGCTATTAAGGCTGAGAAATTACGGGAAGCCCAGTTGCTTAAACAGGCTGCAATGTACAGAACGCTCACTACTGCCGAGAGGTGGAAGATAGCGACAGCGTCAAAACTGTCTGCCGTAGAGATAGTTGCTGCCGTTAATTCGGGAAAGATGTCAGCAGAGATGGCAAAACGTATTCTTGCCACGAATATGCTGACACAGGCTGAACGGCATCTTCTTGTCACCGAACTTAAACTGACAGGTGCGGAAGCTGCAAGAATGTTGTCTATGACAAAAACGACAATGTTGATGAACAGATTCAAACTGGCAACATTCGGTTTGACAAATTCATTGAAAACATTGTGGCTTACGATAAAGGCTAATCCTCTTATGACAATACTTACCGTTGCAGGGCTTGTAGCGGAAGCGTTTCATATTATGTCTGCACGTTCGGAAGAGTTCAATCAGAAGATAAAGGACAGTGCAAAGTCTTTCCGTGAATCATACAGTGATTTGCAAAAAGACCTTGACAAGATAAACTTCGACAAACTCACCCCGGAAAACCTTGAACAGCTTGACACGAAACAGTTGCAGTCGTATGAGGAAACGCTTACTGGAGTATTGTCTAAATATGGCAATATGGGGCAGTATATAGTACAAAATAGCAAGAAAATAGATGATCAGAGATCTCGTGTGGAATATCTGCAAAAGTCAGCATCGGAACTAGAGCAGGTTTATAAACGTGCTGCTGAAAATGCGGATATAATGTTCAAGGCGGATAAGGCAACATCTACGGGCGTATTTGGCGATTCATTCTCTGATATGCTTAAAGATTACGAGAAATCGTCTGTAAAACTCACTTCGGCAAGTAAGGATATAGAAGAGTTTCGTGGGCAGATAGTACAGGCATCCAAGGAGATTATAAATATGGGTAAGGGTACTAAGGAATGGAGAAACGAACTTACCGAACTGATAAACAAAGGGGCTTCGGCAGCTACTATTGTAGAGAAGATACGTTCTTTGGCTGAAACGTCAGGAGATGCACGGACATTTGAAATATTCAAGAACAAAACCCATTTTGACAGTGAGGAATTGTTGAAGGAGTATGAGAAATTGAGGATGGGCATTACGGATGAAGTAAAAAAACTTGAATCATCATTTAATTTATTTGCAAAATATACTGAGAAAAAACTTAAAGATGTATTTGGTAATATAGATGTAAAAAACCTTACTGATGAGCAACAGAAACAATTAAAGATACATCTTGATGAATTTGCAGTAGCTAATGAATTAGGGGAAAATGCTAGAAAGAAATTAAACGAACTAGCAAAAGAAAGATGGCGTATTCAATTTGAACTTGATGATAGGGAAGCCCAAGCAGGATTGACAGGATGGAAGAAATCTCTTGACGAGATTACAGGAAAAGCGTGGACTATAACAATCAAAACGTCAGATATAAAGACTGTAGAAGATTTCTTTAATGCCGTAAAAAAGGAATATAAGGATTCAAAAAGTACAATAGAAAACTATCAGAGAACTATTGACAAATTTTCCAAAGAGGGTAAACTGAAAAAAGTAGGGGATAAATACGAACTGACAGGATTGGTAGACCCTGAAGAACTTGAAACATTAAGGCAAATAATAAGCGAGTTTAACGCTGCCAACGAAGCGATGTCAAAGGCTACGGGAACAGCAAAACAATTCAACCTTGAACTGGAAAAGCAGAAAAAGGAAGCACAAAAAAGAGATCCTCTTGCTGACCTTTGGAAAAACAGGTTGTCATTGCTTGAATCCGCCTATTCCAAGTTCAAGGATTTGAGCATTAACATAGGTAAGGAAGAAGCCAAAAAGCAGATTGAATCCATCTACGGTTCACAGGCGTTAAAACTTGGCGTAGACCTTGTATATGACAAACAGGCTATTGTTGACAATTACAACAAGGCTGCAAAGGAATTGGAAACACGTGTTCCACAGGATGCTGTTAAAAATGCAAGGAAATCAGCCGAATTGTCCTCTGAAATTTATGTTGATGCAGCCAAGAAGGTGATGAAGAGGATTACGGATGAGTTTGACAGATACAAGAACAAGTATGACTTTTACAGTGACATACTTGGGATAACGGGTGATTCAGACCTTGCCTTAGACCTTGCCGTTCAATTCAGCGGTGACACATCTACCATGGCTGAAAGTTTTGCAGCAGGTATATATAACAATTTGCAATCCGCATTGGCAGGAATGAATCTTGACCTTGGCGTTTCTGTCGTGCCCGACACATCTTCATTCACCTCAATGAACCAGTATATCAATCAGGTACAGGAGGCTATTAAGGGGAATAAGAATATAGGTGATGAACAGAAACAAGTTATCCAAGGTATGATTGACGCATGGAAAGGCTATTTCGGTGAGATGGCTAGACAATATGCTAATGATTTGGCTGAATATGGAGATTATTATACCCAGGTGGATATTATCAGAGAAAAGTACCGTAAAAAGATCGCAACCGCAGAAGGAATGGGTAATACATCCTTGATTTCCGCATTGCAGAAAAGCGAAGAGATGGACTTGTTTAAGTTGACTACCGACTATCAAAACTTCTTCGGTGCGGTGGAAGCAATGTCTATGGAAGCTGCAAATACTGTAGCTGACAAGACAAGGGAAATGCTTAATAGTGCATTCAGATCGGGTGCTATCAGTGCAAGAGAGTACATGAAAGAACTTGAACGCGTGGACAAGCAGATAGAGAAGGCGATGAAGAACAATCAGTCTGACTTGCAAACATACATGAAAGATGGTATTGAAGGTCTGTACAACAAGAGATATGATGCTGGAAAGTCAAAGATGATGGCAGGTATGAATGATATGCAACAGGCTATGGCTGACATCAAAAATGCTTCCAAGGCATATGAGGACGCAATGAAGAATGGTGATGAAGAAGCCGCCAATGCCGCTTTGAGTGCCAAGTCGGAAGCCGAATCAAGATATAAGAGCGGACAGGAAGCTGTCAATACTGGTAAAGGAATGATGGCTGCCGCACAGAACGCTTTGCAGACGGTAAATCTTATCGACTTTATCATAACCAACATATACAATGCCATAAAAGCCATGCAGCAGATAATAGCATCCGTGTCCAACCTCATGGATTCTATGGGTAAGGATACCGAGAGCGGATTTATGCGAGAAATGAACCAGTTCTCGGAAGCTATGGGAGTTATGAATGAAGGCGTGAAGAAATCATGGGATTCATTCAAAAGCGGTGATTTTGCAGGTGCGATAGGCTCGGCAATATCCATGCCTCTTGATGTTATCGCTACATTTAACAGACAGCATGACAAAAGGCTCCAAAAGCATATAGAAGATCTTGAATTTGAATCAAAGAAGTTGACCAATATATATAATATGCTTGAAAAGGAATTTGAGCACATTATAGACCCGGCAAGACTTGATGAGGTGACATCCCAACAGGTTTCCAACTTAAAAGAACAGTTGCAGATTCAAAAGGATATTCTTGCTGCCGAAGAAGATAAGAAAAAGTCCGACAGGGAAAAGGTAGAAGGATACAAACAGACCATAAAAGAATTAGAGTACGAGATAAGATATTATACAGAAACACTTGCCAGTGAGTTGTATAGTATTGACTTGAAAGACTGGGCTAGTCAGATAGGTGATGCTCTTGTTGAAGCATGGCTGAAAGGCGAGGATGCTGCAAAGGCTTATAAGGACACTGTGGCAGACGTTATGAGAGATGTTGTTAAGAGTTGGGTACAGCAACAATACATAGAAAAGGCAATGCAACAGGTACAGACCACATTGTTCGGAGCAGACGGCAAAGGTGGTATGTTTGCGGATAACAAGATAGATAAGGATGAACTTATAATACTAGGAAATGTAATGGGTTCATTGGAATCAGCCTTTGCGGAAGCCGGAGGTGTAGTCAATGAGATAAACAACGCCCTTGGTGGTATGCTTACTGAAACGGAGGAAAATGCGGAAGGTCTGTCCAATGCCATTGCAGGAGTTGACGAGAATACATTTAATCAAGCGTTGGGGTATCTTAACGGGATGAGATACGAAATGGTTGTACAAAGCGATCTTCTCCGTCAGTTGGTATCGTTAAATGGTGGTTCGGCAGGAACGGGAGGAACGAACATGACAGCCATACAGCAGTCACAGTTGGAGGTTCTCACCCAGCAGCTTGCCGCAACTATGGCGATAAAGACAGCACTTCTGAGTGTCGTTTCCATTGCCCCAAGGTCAGGCGGAAATGCGATAAAAGTTATAATTGACTAAAACAAACGCCCTGCTAGCTTCACAGTTGGCAGGGCGTTCCAGTTTGATTATGAACAAAAAAAAATCCAATCACTTGAGGTGCTTAGCGGAATCGAACCGCTGTTGTCGGTTTTGCAGACCGTTGACTAAACCACTCATCCAAAGCACCGATTGTGATGCAAATATAGAAAATTATTTTTTAAAACTAGATGGTTTCTAAGACTATTTTTGTTATTTTTGCACTAATAAACAATGTACACGAATGGCTATATCTAAATATTTTATAAAGAAAGGAAGCGATACGGCAAAGGATTTGTATGCCACATACAGGCTGTATATACTTGAAAGCAAGGGATTATGGGATTTGCCGACAAGAAAGGAAGCCTATGCCGAAAAATGGTATGACAAGAACGGTCAGAAGGTGTACGAACCTGTCACGCCTGTTTACCAGCCAACGGAAGGAAGCATAACATTTGCCGCTTTGGGAGATGTGGAAACGGTAAAGACGAATATCCGTTCGTTCTATTCATATATAACCAATGTGATACCTGCCACTCCCGGTACGCCATACGGTTCATCCTCTTTCTCTATATGGAATGATGTATGGGGAGAATCGGCAAAGCAGGTGATAAGATGCACGGGTTTTGAAACAGGCGCAAAGATGAGTTATCAGGACGTTCAGGACTTGCAGAACCCGGACCGACTTGTGTCCGCCTATACATTTTCGTTAAATTTCAGTATTGACCAACCAACGCTTTAAAGACCAATGATTTTACAGATTAAAAGAGGAAATAGGGTTATTGCGGAGAGTGCTGATTTTTCATACAGCCCGTCTTTGCAGGAAGTGAGAAAATTGACTTGTGAAGTCGTTTCCGTTGTTCCGATAGAGTTCAAGGCATACAACTCAAAGAGTGAATCGGAATACGATACAGTCGTATATAACGGTAATACATTCATCCTGTACCAAGCCCCATCGGGAGATAATCTTAACGAAGCAGGAAAATACAAATACTCCCTTCTGTTTTACGGTAAGGAGGTGCTTTTGCAGAATGTGGCATTTCTTGATATAGTAAGCGGAACAGGTGGGGAAATAAATAAGATAAGATACACTCATGGCGGTCTGTTCCAGTTCTGGGGTGATGCAAAACAGCTTGCCGCACGTATAGAAGCAAATATAGAATCTTACAATGCGTCATTGGGTACAGGATATACAGGCATTGGTACATGGACATTGAATGTGGATGCAGAAGGCGAACTGACGGAGGATATGATTGACATAACCGATGGCACCAACCTGTTTGAAGCATTGAAGAACTTCTATGACAAGTTTTATCTCAATTATTACTTCTCAACGACAGCGAACGGTGGGATAATAACCATTACGGACAAGACAAGACCGTCCGTAAACTGGACATTCAAGCAGGGTGACGGTGGGGGTGCTGTAAAAGTTTCCTCTTCCGTAGATACAAGCACACCTGTCATAACCCGAATCATACCACAAGGTGGAAGCAGGAACGTTCCTCCCGAATACAAGAAAGACGCTAAGCCTGCCGATGAATCACGCTATTGCCCGTACATCCTTCTTCCGAATGATTCTGACGGGAATATAAGATATTATATTGACAGCGAATACGGATTGAAGAACTATGGTGTGAGAGGGAAAACCATATCAAACACGTTCAGTGGGATATACCCTTCCATCAGAGGGAAAAAACTTGGCGATCTGTACCCGTCAGGACTTCCAGAATGGGATACATACAAGGCGGATGGAGAACCAGACCCTCAATCGGGAAAGGTGGCAGGTGAGGGTGCTAGCGCATCTACACGAATAGATAAGATTATCGGTTCTACTCCTATAAAGAGTGATGATAGTGACAGTTTCTTCATTTATATGACCTCTCCTGGATTCAACCTAGGGTACAAGGTGTATGAGGACGGTGATTCATCCGGAAAGATAAACGACAATGTGCAGCCACAGTACAAACCCCATGCTCTGTTTGACAAATACAGGGATTTCGAGAGTTTTGATATATATGGTACAAGGGCATATTATGACCAGCCTGTAAAGGTTACTGCATCATTCTCAGGAAAGATGCTTTTCAGCATATTACCTATAGGAAGTGATGCTTTAGGGAAAAAGGTTAAGATTAACCTACGTATGGTTTTAAACCGTGTATTGGGTCAGGCTTCTCCTTTGAAAGAGGTTGTTATCGGAGAGGAAGGTGCTACTGGTATGCTTGAAATACCTTACGACAAGACCTCTCTTGTAGGATATATAGAAAAAGGTCAGAATACGACAGTCACCATACGTGTTGAGTTCACGTTTGATTCCGATGTTCCTGCCGGAAGCTGTAAGATAGGCTTTAGTGAGGAAATGACCTGCAACATACATTTCGGTAATCAGGACGGTTCACAGGACAGGTTCTATTATAAATATGCTTCTGTAACGGACGCGGTGTTCAGTATGCGTACAGGAACTTATACGGGAACGGAATTTAAGATAAACAAAAACGGTATTATTCCTCTTTACGGTGAGGTGAACGGTGATACGGGGGAAACGGAAGAGGATGTTGCCATGTTCAACAAGGGGGCACGATATAAAATATCATGTTACAGAACAGATAGCGACAATGCCAAACTTCCCCTTTATACGGATGGTAAATCTCCTTCAATTGCAGCAGGAACTGAATTTGTCATTCTGAATATTGTCATGCCCGAATCGTATGTGACAATGGCTGAGAATACGCTTGAAAAGGCGGCTATTGACTACCTGTCAAGATATGACCATGAGAACCGAACCGTTTCACTTGACATATCTAGCGGATTTGTCGCAGAGCATCCTAATCTTTTCATTGACTTCATAGAAGGAAATATGCTAAAGGTAAGGGATGATGGAATAGGCGTATTCGATTTCTCTGATAACGGTCAGATAGTGGATATGCAGTTACAGATACAGTCTTTGGAGATTAAATACTCCAAGGAGAATATGTTCCCGTCATATTCATGCACCATTGCAAGAAGAAAGATACTGTCTTTCTATGAACGGCTGGCACAGGAGAATCAGGCCGCTTCAACACAGAATACGACAAATGTAACATTAGGTGGAAGTGGTACGGGAAGCGGAACAAATATTTTCTCTGAACAGCTACTTAATGACCTTATTGCATCGTTTCAGAAGTTCAACGGATGGTTTGAATGGGATGAAGTAAACCAAGCGTTACGATGCAAGTCAGCGTTCTATACAAACCAATGGATATCAGCGTTGGGCGCACAGAGTGGTAGCGGAGAACCGGGAGGTGGAGAAGGCGGACTGATTAAGGCCGTGTACGGATTTGCCGATTTAGGTAAGACGTTTGACGATTCCAACCTTAGCAATACATTCAACGCATATACCATCAACGAGATATGGAAGCTAGCCAAGGAAGGCGGAATGAATACGGACAAATTGTGGCAGGAGTTGGGAAAGGATGATCCGACAAAGAAAATTCACATATCCCATCTTCCTGACAATAAATTTGTAACGATTGATACGGAACAGACAGTAACTGCAAGCAAGATATTCACTGGTCAGTTGTCTACGGCAAATGTAGTTCCTAGCGTCAACAACGCATCCACACTTGGTCTTGAATCGAAGAGATGGGAGAATATTTATGCTGTAGATGCCAACATAAGCGGCACGGTAAAAACACAGGCGTTGCAGGTTGGCGATATAAAGATTATATATGATTCCGTAAACAAGGCAGTAACATTTGAGCATATAGACGGAAGTACGGAAATAGGCTTCTATACCAGAGGATGGATTTCCGCTTTGGGCGTATCTCCCGGAGGAAGCGGAGGAAGCGGTGGTGACGGGCTTGTGAAAAACGTATATGGTTTTTCCAATCTCGGCACAACCTTCTCCGATTCAGACCTTGACAATACGTTTAATGCGTACACGATAAACGAGATTTGGAAAATGGCGAAGGAAGGTGGTGGTATAAAGAACATCACCCAGTCGGGAAGTGGAAATGCCGTAACAAACATGGCACTTAGTTCTGACGGGAAAACCATCACTGCCGTATTCGGGGAAACATTCGCTAGACAACAGGACTTGGGTACGCTGAATAATACTGTAACACAGTTAAGCAACAAGTTGAATAACTTCCTAGAAGGAAGCGATGCCGATAACATTATCAACAAATGGAAAGAACTTGAAGCGTTTCTTGACGGTCTTACGGAAAGCGACAACCTAGCCGAACTTCTTGCACTGAAAGCGGACAAGACCATAACGATAAGTGCAGGAACTGGTCTTACGGGAGGTGGAAACCTGTCCGCAAACCGCACATTGTCACTGGCTACCACGGGGGTGAATGCTGGTACATATACGAAAGTTACAGTAGACACCTACGGGCGTGTTACAGTTGGTGATAATCCTACCACTTTGGCAGGGTACGGGATTACTGATGCCGTTACCTTGACTACTGCTCAGACTATTTCGGGACAAAAGACATTTACCAAGAATATTCTGATGAATAGTGGTATCGGTCTGTCTTATGGCGGAAATACTGTTTTCCGTAACACGACAGGCAGTACCGTCATATCAAGCTATGGAAATGAGGGTATGATTTATTTCCGTCCTAATGGAGATACGTCAGATGTAGGAGTAATACAAATAAACAAACAAGGACACCTCAATGGCGTTTCAGCAGGATTTACAGGTGGCGTTTCCGCAGCACGACTTACAGCAAACGAATATATACAGATAGGAGATGCCCAACTTGTTTACGATTCGGCAAACAAGGCTCTGAGAGTGAAGCATAGAACAGACGGAAACACGGTAGGATTCTACTCGGACGGTTGGGTATCTGCTCTTGGCGTGAAAACAGGTGGTAGCGGTGGTGGCAGCGGTGTTGTAAATACCGTTTACAGCTTCGCAAACCTTACTGACGGCACAACCTTCTCCGATTCAGACCTTGACAATACGTTTAATGCGTACACGATAAAGAAACTGTACGACATGGCTGGGCAGGGAGGACTTGACGCTGACGCTATGTGGGCTGAATTGAAAAAGGCTGATTCAAGTAAAGTCATAGATGCAAGTCATATCCCTACTTCCGTATTGGACGGTAGATGGGTGAAAAAGGCTGGCGATACTATGACTGGAACCCTTACATCCGCTTCCACTTCCGGCGCAATCGTATTCAAGGGAGTGGGAAATTGTGATATTACCAATATCTATAAAGATAACGGAGTTATCAAGAACGATGATGGTGGGTTTACTTCTATAAGAAACGGATTAAGGTTCAACTGGTATGACACCTACTGGTATATAGGAAACCTTAGAGGAAGTAGTACGGATAGTGCAGGATTTGGTGTCGTAGACCATAACAACAAGCTGGTTTTACGTGTCACTCCAAATGATGTAAGAGCGCCTAGATTCATGTCAACTGTTGCCACAGGGTTATCACCTTTGATAGTTTCAAGCAATACAACCGTAGATAATCTAAGTGCGGATTTGTTGGACGGATACCATGCGTTCGGCACATCAAACGCCCTTATAAAATACGGATATACGGTAGGAGGCACTGAACCTGCATGGTGTAGAATAGCTACATACTCCATACGTAATACGGAAACAATGACAGACGTTTGCTTTGTGCTGCACTCATCCTTTAGTGATTTGTTTGGTCTGTTAGTTGTCAAAACTAGAGGTACGTCTGTAGTGGAAGGTCTATTGATAGCATCATACAATATCAATAGGTCAAACATACGTATCTATCATGATGCGGAAAAGAAAAACATAGAACTGTACTGTTATGGTGGAAGTAACTATTCCATAATACAAGCCAATCTGTTATACAGCCATGACCGAAACGGAGGGGCTAATACGAATATAACGCTATACCAAGCAGATACAAAAGCACCGTCATGGAGCACTTATGTAAATCCTAGATTTGTAAACTTGCAGAACTCTTCTGAGGTTGCTAAAAAACTGCAAACCCCAAGAACTTTATGGGGGCAGTCATTTGATGGTACGGCCAATGTAAGCGGAAATATGACGGGTGTTGGAAGTATAACGATGAGTGGTGACTTGAAAATAGGAAACGCCACTTCTCCCAATACCATATATTTCTATGGAACTACGGGAGATGGACCGGGAGGTTATAACCATACGTTCATTGCTGAAAGATTGTGGGGAGGTACGGAAAGTGGTGAGCTGGTCCTGTTTAAAGGAGGCGATTTAAGCCCCAGTGATACAGATGCCACAACCGTAGGTGGTGCTGGACCTGACAGAATAAGACATATTGCTGCCGCCCATTTATTCCAGACTTATGCAGGTTCAATATCAGGTGCGGTAGAGAGTATTTGTACAAGCTCTGCTTTGAGGAACTTGTTCAGCATAGCACCGGGCAGGGTTGTAAGCTATATTCCGTTACAATCTATCGTAGCAAGTGGCACTGCTCCATTTATTGTGGCAAGTAATACTGTTGTGGGTAATCTTAATGCAGACCTTCTTGACGGGTTGCACGCTGAAAGGTTCTTATTAAGTGTAGGTAGAAGTGATGGTACTTTTGACTTAAATACTTATTCTGAAAGAGCAATTAAGGAAATAAGAACAACAGAACAAACTACAAATAATGCCCCTTTTGCTGGATATGGATTATTAGCTAACTTATGGGATTCCAATAAATATGCTGCATTACAGATAGGAGGAACTAGTGCAGACTTGTTTTTTAGAGGAAAACATGATGGTACTAATAAGATAACGTCTGCATGGCATAGATTATTACATACTGAAAACTATGCGTCTATTGCTGACGGACGCTACGTAAAGAAAGCAGGTGACACCATGACAGGGGATTTGACGATGAACAATACCAAAGGATTCAATATCGGATGGTCAACTAGAGTGGTTAAGACTTCGGGTGTTTGGATTCACGGTGGTGGTGATACAGCTTCTTCAACCGATGCGAACTTACGTTTTGCATCATGGTATGGAATTGGTTGGTATCCTACGATAGATTCTACCAGCGGTGTAAGACAAGGAAACAATGCCATGTGGCTGAATGTAAGAACAGGGGTATTAGATGTACACAGCAACATTACTTCCCATAATGGTTATCTAGCCGCAAACTGGGATTCAGCTAGGCGTTTGGTTATGGGTGGTGGAAGGACCTATGCTTGGATTGATTCAAGAAATTCAAGCGATAATGTATTATGTAATATCGTACTGCAAGATAACAAGGTTGTAATAGGTAATTATGCTGAATCGAGCAGGTTCGCGTCCACCGTAGGCACAGGAACCGCACCTTACCAATGTTCTTCTACTACATTGAATGCCAATTTGAATGCGGACTTACTGGATAATTGGCATATAATGGATATACCTAGAAATTATAATTCCACCGCTACTTATTCATTACAGTTCGCTCTAGGTGGTACTGATAATAATTGGAAAAAGATATTTGCTTGTTCTGAATCGGGAGCCGGACCGTATAGGTCAGTAACGGTTTGGGGAAGGATATGGTACGCTTATGGAAATCACGCACAGGAAGAAGTCAGATATTACCACTTCTGTGCCATCTTCCAAATGAGAAGTGCTCCTTCTGCTTCTGACAGCAATGTAGGAAATGTTTCAAACTCGGCACGCCTTTATCTTCCTACATTTGCAAAAGGAATGGATAATATTCGCCTTGTACGTGTAGGGACAAACAATTTTGAATTGCAGGTGCGTCAGATTGGTTCATACCACAATGGGCACATACAATACCAATATTGGGCTAACGGTGCTAACGTTTCCGCATGGAGAGGACTGCAATCCACATCCAATACGTCTGTGGCTGTATCGGCAGGAGGTGCTTCTACACTGGCTGACAGTAGGGCTTCTAGTGCGGATGTGTGGACTTCTGCTAGAACGTTCTATATACAAGACCATGATTCCTCCCATACAGGTGCTGGCGTTAATGTAAATGGTGGTAGTAATGTATATTTAAAACTCCCAAGTTCCATCCAATGCAGCGATTGGTTCAGAAGCACAGGAAATTCAGGGTGGTATCATCAGAATTATGGTGGTGGAATATATATGCAAGACAGTTCATGGGTGAGAGTGTTCGGGGGAAAGAGATTTTATGTTGAAAATGGAGATAATACTGATTTTAGTGCAGCTACTGCAATATCAACCAGTGGAGGAATATATGCAAGAAAGAATATTACAAGTAGTGCTAATATCATTGCAAATGGAGCAATTACTGCCAAGGCATCCTCTTCCGATATAAGGCTGAAAACCGATATTCAGGGTTATGATGCTATGGGTATTATCCGTAAATTCCGGAGTGTGAAGTATCACTGGAACGCTATTGCCAAGGAAAATTCCGAAGTGTTCAACCATGATAACTGGAATTACGGTCTTATCGCACAGGATTTGCTTTCCGGAGGTTACACCCAGTGGGTAAAGGATATATTCAATGACTATTATACCATAGACTATGAAAGACTTATCCCTGTTGTGTGGAAAGGTTTGCAAGAAGTTGATGATGAGGTTACAAGATTAAAGAAAAGAGTAAGAGAATTGGAAAAGAGATTAGGAATTAACAATAAATAAAAAAATATTATGAGTCATTCTAACGGAAAGATTACAGCCCCGATAAACCTTGCTGGTGACGTTTACGCCACTCTTGGCATAGGCAGTGTGAATGGGGCTTACGATTTAGGATATGCTTGTGCAAACACCCACGGGAAAATAAACCCGTGGGCACGGTACAAGCCTGTACGTTACGAAAGCCTTGCACCTGGACCAAATGAAAAATGGTGGCAAGGATGGGATGGAAACTGTGGTGTCAAACCTTTTCAAATGGCAGGATACTGGGATGCGCCAAAACACGCAGATGGAAGTATGAACGGATGGGAATATACTCCACCGACAGGAGGAAAGTTTCCATTTCGCCTTACCGACTTTAACGGATACAACCATCGTGCTAGTGCACCGATAAGCAGGTTCTCCTGCCCAGATACTGCTACCAATCAGTTTACAAGTAGTAATTTTGTCTGTTCTGCGGCTATAATGATGCCATCGGAGGGGCATGATACTGATTTTCTTAACATGGGTGACTTTGCCGAGATAGCTGATTGCTATTTCGGTGTCTATGTTAAGCACAAGACCAGTCAGATGTCTAGGCGTGTTACTGCCGACAAGAAGATAGGAACAGGATACGCTACGGTTACTGTAAACTCGTGGGGTATGACTGCTGGTGATTGGGAAGTTTATCCTTTCCTTAGTACAGCTATATTGAAGCAGGATGACTCCGATATTGCTCATATAGCATATACTGTTCCAATGGTAAGTAAAAGAGATATAGAGATAGTTGGTTCTTACGTAAGCATAACAATAATTGGTGGAGTGATGCCATCCGTTAGTGGATATATTGAAGTTACCGTAAGAGTAAGAAACGGTTCGAGTAGCCTTATTTCTTTCCGTAATAATAGTTGTATGTCTAGGTTTGCAAGTAAGAAATTTGAAGATCCTATGGTTATAGGTGAATCAAGAGAAACAATAGAAGATTTCCAAGTATCCGCCAATTCCAGCATTGACAAGAAGGTGAGAATATTCATATCATCGGAACTGATTAATGCAGGAACTGCAAGGGTATGGGTAAGCCTTAACAGTGCGGCATATAAGGGAAGTACATTGCTTCTTTCTATGGGTCCGAGGTTATAACAATATCACTCCCCTTACCGTTTATCAGTAAGGGGAAGTGATTACTTTAGCTTTTCCTCAAACTCCGCAATGATACAATCTGCATCGCCGCCATGCACCCAACTCTCTAATACTGAAGAGAGAACTTCTGCCGCTTTTTCAACCGAAACATTGTCTGTTACTTTACCACGGCACTTAAATTCAGTATTTATCACTTCTGATTCCGAAGCTAAACTAATCCAACATAGACACGCGATTCCAAATTCATCTTGACATAAATCACGTAACGAACATTTTGAACAATCTTTATGTTTCGTTTCCTTCAATTCATGTAGCACTCCATCTATTATTATTCCATTTTTTACTTTCATGTTCAATCTCCTTTCGTTCCAAAATAAATAGCACCAAGTATGACAAACGAGCATCCGCAAAGGAATGCAAAAATATGACTAACTATCGGGTTCAGGTAATTATATACGATTAATTATACACGTACATATTGACGCTTCACCGCCCCGACTACCGCCGACCACTCCACGTCCTCAACCCCTTCTACCAAGGGTGATATTAGTCCGAACCGTTTGATGTTCACCGAAGCGAGAATGTCACGATCATTGTGCCTTCCGCATTTCGGACAAACCCATTCACGGTCACTGAGTTTCAATTCACTATTAACGTATCCGCATATACACGTCTTGGAACTTGCTTCAAAACGTCCGATACGTATAAGGTTGCGTCCATACCATTCGCACTTGTATTCAAGCTGTCGGAAAAACTCGCTCCATGAAACGGATGATATGGATTTCGCAAGACGGTGGTTTTTCAACATACCCTTTACATTCAAATCCTCAATGATTATCGTTTGGTTTTCACGGACAATCTTTGATGTGACTTGATGCAGGAAATTGTTGCGTTGGTTGGAAACCTTCTCATACTGTCTTGCCAGGATTTTTCTTGCCCGTTCTCTTCGGTTGGAACCTTTCTTTGTCTTTGAGAATCTTCTTTGCAACACCTTTAGCCTTGCTTCCGATTTCTCAAGATATTTGGGATTGGCATACACATCACCGTTCGAACAAACTGCAAAATCCTTTATACCGACATCTATACCGATAGACGTATCATATCTGACAGCGGGCTTTACAGGTATTTCCTTTCCATCGTCAACAAGAACAGAAATGAAATATTTACCTGTTGGTGTCTTGCTTACCGTGACAGAACATACCTTACCGTCAAACTTTCTGTTCGGAAAGAATTTAACCCATCCGATCTTTGGAAGTCTTACCTTGTTGTTGTCAAGGTCAACAGACACCGAATTTATAGCCTTGTATGACTGTCGGCTGTAATGCTTCGCCTTGAAATTTGGAAAGCCTGCCTTTTCATGGAAGAACTTCACGAACGCGCTGTCCATATTTCTTATGGATTGTTGCAGGCACTCGCTTGATACTTCCGAAAGCCATTCCTTTCCATCTTCCTTTTTAAGTTCTGTAAGCATCTTAGCCAGTTCAACCCATCCTATCTTCGTCTTGTCACGCTGATACGCTTCTATACGTTTGCCGAGCATATAGTTATATACAAACCTACAACACCCGAAAGATTTGTTGAAGAAAACAATCTGCTCAGGAGTAGGATTAAGTCTATATTTATATGCTCGTTTCATATTGCAAATATAACTATAAATTAAATTATAACATAACTAATTTAGTTAAATAGTGTTTAATTGGCTATAAACCCATAAAAACATGACTAATAACATCTACTGTCCATCCGTTTCCTAACAGCCCCATGCCTATATGTGGTTGTACCGACTTGGTATATCCTTCAGGAACTGTCTGTAATCTTTCCGATTCCGTAATATTTGGCGTTCTGAAACCTTTTTCGGGATTACAGTCGGGTGAGTTGAATATAAGCGGTGTAAGTGATTTTTTATATCTTCTCAACAGTGATTCGGGGTTCTTGGCAAACCTGTTCCATGATTCAAGCATACACCATGATTTGTCTTTCTCCACATACCCGTCCGTGATTATGTCCTTGAACAGTATTCCCTTGTCCTTCCATGCAGGTATTTCCCAATTGCACCAGTAGTATCTTGCTCTCATTTGCGCGGAGAAATCGGAACTGTTGATATACACATAGTCTACTCCAAGATGTGACGAAATCAAATCAGCCCAATCGGATTTCATCTTCACATTTTCAAGCAGGAATTTTATATTAGGATTGAACTGTCTGATATGGTTCAATATGTTGACATATTCAAAGAACAATCCCGAACGCTCTCCATCGAAGTTCAGTTTCTCTTTCCCTAACTGTGAAAAATCCTGGCATGGTGTTCCACCAATAAGTAAATCAATATCTTCCCACTGTATATCCCATTTATTCCAGTTCCTAATATCCCCTAATTCAATTATATCGGGGTAATTATCCAGTGCAACCTTGATAGACGGTTCGTTTATTTCGCTTGCGTAATACTTGTCTACCTTTATGCCTGCTCTTTCCAGTGCGATACGTCCGCAAGCTATCCCGTCACATAAACTCAATACATTCATAGATATGTTTTTTTTTAATTTTCAGCAAATATACGACATAAATCCATATGCAACCAATACGTTTAACTATTTTTTAATTATCTTTGCGATAGTAGATAAAATTCATAATATGCAGTTTTCCATAGTACCAAAAATAGATGCCGAGATTATGTTTTCGGAAGATGACCTGTCCGTTTTCAGACGATCGACAGACGGTCTGTATTATATGATCCATACCGAGAAGGTTATGGAAGTGATGCCTATGACGTTACCTGAGGACAGAACGGAACACCCTTTCCCTTACGATACATACGACACAGGCACAAGAGAGTTTGAGAAGCTGCTTTTATCTGATGAGTGGGTTAAAATGGACGAAAAATGAGAAAAATAGGTTTTTTTAACATAGGAAAACTTGGACTTGTAAAATCGGCAGGTACAGGAAAAACCGATATAAACAAGGTGATAGAAAAATGGATACCAAAACACATGGTGTTCTGGTACGATATGTCAAAGCCTGTGGATACATACAGCCAAAACTTTAATGATTGGAGATCACATCCATCTGTAAATGCTGATGTAATTATAACAAGCACCTCATTTGTCATAACTAGATTTTCTACACCGAACGATACAGTAAAATGCTACATTCCTGACCAAACAAAAAATTTCCCGGGAATGAAAGTGGAAGTGAAAGGTATAGTTGACGGGCAGGAATTATACTGGGGATATAGTGCTAATGTAAAATTAGTTAATATCACACAAGACGGAACATATGATATTCCGCCATTAGGAACCGTAAACGGTAATCTGTCATTCAGAAACGGCAATATTGTCGGTGCTTGTAACATTACCATCACCCAGCTACCGTCAGGACAATCCGTTCCCACAAACGAGATACTAAAAGCCAATCCATACTTGCAAGACCACAGCGGAAACAACAGACCGCTTAAATTGAACAATTTCCTGTTCGCTGCAATGAGCGGTGTGGGAGGGTATGATATTGCTAGCACTAATATTCTACCCGATAGAGCAAATGTTACTGTTACGGATAACAGGGTTATACATATTACTAAAAAACTATCCACTACGGATAACATGGTAAACATAGTTCCGGCAAACTCTAACCCAACGCATAAGTTTAAGGTTACAGGTCTTTCTGATGGCAGACAAGTTAGTTTGGCAAACAGAAATGGCGGATTTTATACTTTTGACAACGGGGAGCATGAGGTGACATTAACCTATCCCGAAGGAACCACTTCATTGTATAACGCCATAGGAGTTACAGGAAGTACAGGAGATATGGATGTAACAATAGAGTTTATACCTAGATATCCCAACGCCCTAGTAACTGATGGGGTAGATGATTATGGGCAAATACAGAACTTACAACATGGCGTTAAGGTGTTGTTTACTACTATTAATCCGTTTGTTGATGGAAAGTTTATCTATGACCAAAGACTGAATACTACTGAACCTTGGCTGTTTGCCGTATTCAATGACAAAGGTAGTATTGCTTATAATAGTAGGAACTCAAACGGCAAGACCTATATTGATGGAACACTGAATGAATCTACAATAGTTTCCGCTTTGTTAAACAAAAAGCAAATAATCACCATAGTAAACAATGATGTGACAGGTGATAAAACTAAAACTCCTATATTCTTTAGCAATACTGACCATAATAGCGGATGGATTAGTTCAGCTTTCTACAACTCCTTCGGGTTCGATTCCGTCCCTACCAAACAGAATGACGGATTCACCGAGCAGGATTTGATTGATTACTATATACCAAAGGCTATCGTAACGATAACGGTCGTAGATGTATCGGGTTCTCCTATACAGGGTGCTGTGGTCACTGTTGGTGGAATACAGTACAAAACATTGTCTGACGGTACAGTGAAAGTACGGGGTATGGCAAATAGCACGATGTCGCTGTCTGTAAAGAAAGACGGGTATATGCCGTTTTCTGACAATTCATGGAAGTTTGCCGATTCAAGGATAACGCTAGAGGTTCTTCGGAATACCGTAATCACTGAAAATGGATACAGCATATTGCTTGAAAACGATGGTTTAATACTAACAGAATAAAAAAAATGGAAGATAATCTTAAAATTTCACAGATGCCTCCCGTTGAGACCGCTACGGGAGAAGAGATGATACCATGTGTGACGGGAAGCCCTAAAGAGAACAAATCCGTCACGGTGTCTAAGATAAGACAAGGCATGGTAATGGACGAAAGCTATGTGCATACCGACAACAACTTTACTACCCAGTTAAAAACCAAACTTGACGGGATACAGGAAGGTGCACAGAGGAATACCGTCATAGGCGTGAAAGGTAATGCCGAACAGTCTTACAGGACCGGGAATGTCAATATAACGAAAGACAATTTAGGTCTGTCCAATGTGGACAATACGTCCGATGCAGAAAAGCCTGTATCCACCGCACAGAAAACTGCATTGGACAAGAAGGTAGACAAGGTGGACGGTAAGGAGTTATCCACAAATGATTTCACCAATGACTACAAAACGCTTCTCGAACAGATAAAGATGCAGCAGGGGAATATATATGGAGTGGAAATGAGAAGAGGGCAGACAGACCCTGTATTTCAGACATGGATAGGAAAGGAAGAGTTCAAGACATCACATCCTATCCTCAACTCTTTCCGTGCGGCAAAGGTAAAGGACGGTAAGGTAGTAGGATTCCTTGACCAGACCAATTTCTTCAAAATGGCTGACGGTAGCCCGTCAAATATTGTTATTGACGGAACTGATGTAACAGATGACGGAAGCGATATTATGCTTGTAAACACCAAGCCTTTCTGGATAATCAACGGAGGAACGGATGATACATACGAAAGAAGGCTAGTCAGTGACGCTCCGTTTACATACGGTGGCGATACGGCCATAGAGATAAAACCGTTCGGAATGAGTATCGGTTACTCCACGATAAAGGATGGGAAGCAGAGATCTATTTTTGACAACACGGTAAAAGGAGCAACATCAGTAGGAAATCTAGGCGTAAACATAATGGAAGGGAATGGATGGCCTACGACAAATGTATCACGTTTTGATTTTGAGAAATACGCCAGGGCAAAGAACCCAGACATTACGAAGAACTATCCTTATGCCAATGCCTTCGCCCTTGACCTTGAAGTGTGGTGTACGCTTCTCTTTATTAAGTTTAGAACAAAAGACCTACACGCACAGTCTGTTTGCGGAAAAGGAATATCATCCAACGATTCAGCCCCCGATGCGTCAAGCTGGGGGAAAATGACAGGCGTCAGATTCAAGAAGGCGGACGGTCAGACTTATGTGTATTACAAGATGAACGGGCAAGGATTTAAAGCATCAGAAACAGGAACTGCTTACAATTTTTCACAGCTTATAAACAACTACCGTCCTTGCATGAAGATGTTTGAAGCGCAGCTTGCCATGTCATACGCAAAGGAACACAATGTCGCTCCCGACACCGAGTTTGAATATGAAAGCACAAAATACAAATACTACAACTTCCAAGGTCATAACGGATTGGCTGACGGGGAGATGTCGGGTATCGTAGCCAAGTTTGTCAATGCAACTGTAACTAGCGGATGGAGTATTCCTGACAATGCGGCAGTTACAAACCGTGAAATAGAGATATGCTTCACACAGCCTATCATTCGCGGACGTATTGCCGGGTGGGGAGATATATGGATGTGGTACAGTGGGATAGATTGTGTCATGCACGATTCTACATCCATAGACATCTATCAGACCTATGACGTGAACAATCTGACTACGGACAATGTAGCCACAGAAAAGAATCCTGGGGAATCTTACGGTTTTGAGAATACATATGAATTTGTCGGTTCTATGGCTAGAGGTGAAGGATACATAACGAAGAACTTTAAGAACTCTCTTATTGGAGAGGTCAAGGGAAGCAATCTTCACACGGGGGAATGCCATTACAACTGGTTTACGGGAAATGCAGGTTCGGGTAAGATTGGAAGGCGTGGTGTTTACTTTGGTGGTGGGTCGGACGACGTCTTTTGTTCTCTGCGGCATGGTTCTGCGAACAATGCCCCTGTTACTGCGAGCACGAACCTCGGTGGCGGCTTTCGTTGTACAATAACCCAACCCTAATTTTTCACGAAGTGAAAAATCCCCCTCCCAAAACTTGCAAAATATATTAATTATGTTTAAGTTTGCATAATAAAAATCTAACCAAATGCGTCAGCAAAGTGAAATAAGTCTGTCAAAGGCGGTTAGTTGAAAAAAGGCGGTCTGTAGAATGGTGGTGTTTACTTTGGTGGTAAGTCGAACAACGACAATTGTTCTCTGCGGAATGGTTATGCGAACAATGCCCCTGAAACTGCGAACACGAACATCGGTGGCAGCTAACGTGCTAAAAAAATTACTGCTATACAGAAGCCTCGTCAGGAAGATGAAAAATGTCAAGACAACCCATTGTTTGAGGATGGGAACTTATTAGTACATTTACAGTTGTAGGTATATGGAAAGTTAGTTAGCTTTGGCTCAACGGACAAAGAAAAGCACGTAAGATGAAAAGATTGAATAATATTTTTGAAACGATAGGCAGTATGGATAACATTATCTCTGCTGCTGAAAAGGCAAAGAAAGGAAAGAGAAATCACAGGGGTGTGAGGGATTATGAGAAACATAAGGATGAATATCATCAGAATGTTTATCAGATGCTTAAAGACAAATCATACCATGTAAGCAAGTATGAGGTGATAGAGAAAGTGACTGATGCAGGAAAGATAAGGGAGATACACAAACTCCCGTTTTATCCGGACAGGATTATCCAGCACAGCCTTTTGATACCAATGATGGACAGATGGACAAAAAGCCTTACACTTGATTCATATAACTGTCTGCCCAAAAGGGGTATTACAAGTAAGGTTAAAAAGCACTCCCTTGTGAGAAAGATGAAACGGACATTGCTTGAAATGGACAAAAACGGGAAAATATACGTTTTGAAAATGGATATTAAGAAGTTTTATCCGTCCGTAAGGCACAGCGTTTACAAGAAGGCATACAGCAAAGATTTGAAAGACAGGGATGCGTTATGGCTTATGAATACGCTTAATTATAGCAATAAAGGTCTGGCTATTGGCAATCCTGACGCTCAGATAGGAAGCCATTTGGTATTAAGGTCTTTGGACCATGTTGTGAAGGAGCAGTTCAAAGTAAAGCATTATTTCAGATTTGCCGATGATATGGTGATATTATCCCATGATAAGAAACAGTTGCATGAATGGCTGTGGAGGATAAGAAATTACCTGTGGTATGAAAAGAAATTGGAGATGAAGAAAAATTACAGGATATTCCCCGTTTCAGAAGGAATAGATTTCGGTGGATTCGTCTTTACTCCTGGTCATACCAAAATAAGAAAGAGAATAAAGAAAAACTTTGCGTCAAAACGTAATAACCCAAAATCAATTACGAGTTATATGGGTATGTTGATGCACTGTGATTCTAAAAACTTAATTAATAAAGTTTTAGTTAATAATAATAGCCACATGACAAAGATTAGTGACTTAAATATAAGAGTGTCAAGAAAGTTTGACGGAAAGGATATAAAGATAGACAAACTTGTCGATGAGCATATAGACATTCTTGATTTTGATGTAAGACCATCTACAAAGAAGGACAATAGTACATGGGTAAGAATGCAGATACTGTTCAAAGGAGAAAAATGCTTTGTGAAAGGCGGATACGAAACATTAGGAGCATTCCTTTCCCAAGTAGACAAAAGCCTTTTACCATTGGAAGATGTTGTCATAAAATTCAATAGGGGTTATTATTTTGATGGAACATTAGATATTTAAACTATGGAAAGAGGTTTGATTTTTGACGAGAAGCCTGCCTTTATCTTTGATTTAGGCACTGGATATAGCAATGTTCATTTAAACATTGAACAAGTTGACGAACCCGAAACGGACGATATGGGAAATATTGTACAGGAAAAGTTCGTCAAAAAGTGGAAAGCCGATGTACAGCGTGTAAAGAACCCTGTATCATACGACAAAACGGTAGATGCCGCCATAAAGGATGAATTTCCCAACGGTGAGGAAGAAGCGGCTCTCAGAAAAGGTATTTTAAACAAACTTGACCCAGATTATGTAAAGCTGAACGAGTTTGCCGAAAGTGTTAAACAATCTTACTTAAAAGGATATGGAGAGCAATGACAAACAACAGATAGGTGGATATTTCTCCACAAAAAACGCTTCAAAGGATGAAGCGTTAAAAGGTATAGTAGCTGCAAGAATATCAGCATCCGAAGATATTACCGATAAGGAGTACACAGTATTGTCAAACCTTATAAGAGTAGCCACATCGGATGGATGCCGTATCTCATTGGTACAGGAAACGAAAAGCAGATCAAGCAGAATAGCACCAACAGGAATGCTTCTCCCGGCAGGAACGGTGGAATATTTTTCAGTCACACCAGGAAGCAAGGTGAGTGTTACGGGAACAGCAAACATATCATCTATTGAGTAGGACATGGGCATGAATTATAACACTATATTAGCTTCCTTACTTGACGGGATATCTCTAGCATTGAAAAGCGGAAACTCGAATGTTGATGCGGAACAGTTCAACTTCCTTACTGACGCAATAAACAAATCAACTATCATACCGTCTTATTTTGATAGAGAAAATGCCATAAAGTATCTTGATGTGAGTGATACCGAGTTTGCAAGGCTTACATATAAAGGAACTAAGTTTCACCCTATCAAACCACTTCTCTCTCCTGTGAGAGTGCAAGGAATGACAAAACCCGTTTATTTAAAAGATACATTAGATGCTCTTAAAAACAACGGGCTTATACGTCCAAAGAAGTCAAGGGGTAAATACAAGACTAAAAACTAGACAACCTCATATGCGTACATTATAACACAATCATCTTTATTCTCCATATTAACCGCTTGGAAAATGTTTTCTTCATTATCCAAAGCGGTTATTTTATATGTTCCGTTCGTCAGATCAACAGTGTCACCTAATTTTATATAAGCGTACTTGTTTCCACTAGGTATTAAATACGTAATCTTTATTGGATTATTATTCCATTTTTTTAATTCTTTCATCTTCAATTCCTCTATTTTAATATTATTGCGCTAATATACGAATAGGAAAAACAACTCACAAGCAAATAACTTATTTTAACAAGTTTAAACTATCTGAAACACAATAAGTTATACTGCTAAATTTTTATTTTTGTGGTATTAAGGAACAAATTGACACCATTACAAATCGTTATAACAAATGGTTATACTTGTTCCATATTTCAAGTTGCTAAGATAACAAAAAGGGAGTGTAGTTATGCTCCCTTTTTTGTTTGATCCCAATTTATCTTCCATCCTATTTTTAGATATAATATAATGAAGAAATATCCAATGAGAGAATAAGAAATAATATCTGCTATAGTATTTATTGTTGGAGTTACTATACTAAAATTAAACAGTCCGATAATTAACATACAAACTTTTAAAACACATCCAACAAAGGCTATTAATGCTGCTGTTCCAAATTTTACAATCTTCATTTTTTCAATGCTTTTTCAAATAGTGAATATGTCTTAATTAGTTTCTTTGCGTTCTTTTCTTTTATATCAAAATCGTAATATCCATCATTGGTATAAATCCTAATAGCAGTCATTGTTTTATCTTTGAAAACCGAACAGTTTCCAATCAAAGTTAATTCAACTCCAAGCAGATTCATTCCAAAAGCAACGACAGCCCCACCTCCAGGTGTAGATAAAGTATAATCTTTGTTTTTAAAATTGTAAGTATTTCCATCTTTGTCAAGAAATACAATATCAGCATCAGAATCAACGGATAAGACTTCTTTACTGCACCATCTTAACTGGGCAAAATCCAATCCATGATCATGTGCAAAACGTAACCAAATGTTTTTCCCAATAGGAGATACCATCATTACAGATTCAGAAGATATTTTTTCAAAAGAAGTATATACTTTTTTCTCTTTGGAAAATTTGTCTACTTCGTTTATTTTCAAACTTTGTCCATAGACAGAAACACCTATAAGTAAAGAGGCGCATAATAAACAAATTCGGCTGTGCATAATCTAATAATATTAATTTTTGCACAAAAATATAAACTTATATTTTTATCGCATTAAATCTAAGTTATTTTTATGTAATGTTAACTATTTGAAGAATATGCTTTTAGTAAAATAAAATTACAAAATTAAACAGGTGTGCAAAGATATTAGAGAGCCATTTTATACAATGAAATTAATGTAGCAGTCAAATGTGTTATCATGATTAATATTGCCAAATTATACAAGAAATAAAAAAAACGACTCCTATATGAAAGAGATAGATTATAGTAGAAGCTCTACTAATTTATAAACAGATATATAAAACAACCATTAGATCGTTATTTGAGGGAAGTTTAAACAGACTGTAAAACAAGGTATAAGTCCGTTTTATTTAACTATTATTATTAAATATTTGCATATTAAAGCAAATAGTCTTACATTTGTATGTAAAAAAAGCAAGAAAAAGGGTCCAATCTATTTCTTGCTTTTTAATTTAGTTTTTTTTCATGAAAATAAGAAAATTTCTTAAGCTAATTAATATCCTACTAAGGATAATTGAGTTGTATTTAAAATTTCGTCAACTCGACTAAATTAATTAGCGGATGCTGGGGATCACAAGGTGGTTGCCCAGCATTTTCTTCCTTTATTCTTCCGATGTCGCAAAACTAGATAGAATATTTAATATATCCAACTGTTTTACGCAACAAAGATATGAAATTATATTTGTTTAACCAAATAAAAATAAATAATTTTTCAGAAAAGGTATTCATTTTTTCTTTTCCCCCTTATTCATTGCTTCCAGAATCTTTATCCATGATTCAGGAACTTCCACATCCATGATGTTCCCATCTCCATCTTTTACGATGTATTTATTCTTCTTTTTCTTTTCGTCCTTTGGCTTTTCTTTCTTATCATCCTGCATATCTGTAATCTCCTATATCTAAGTATTGCAAAAGTAATCTAAATCTGTCAGAATCGCTAAGTTTTCTGGTATTAAATCTAAAGACAAATTCATCTACATAGCGTTGCATATATTTCTTGCTTATATGATAATATGTGGCGTATATCCTCTTGAAAACAGACCAAGCGTTTTCTATCGTATTGGTAGTAATCATCACCGTTTCTTTATTATCATTGTAATAAGTAATACCATAATATTTATGCCCGTGATCTACAGATATTTGGTTGTACATTTCGGATACTTCGCCATAATCCCATCCATCAGTATATATTGTACTTCCTTCTTCAACATACTTTCTTATAATTGGAAGCAGCTTGGATGAACCTGTTCCGCTTACTACTTTGGCAACCAAATCCCCATTTCTGCCTATTAGTCCAAAAACAGGAACTTTGTCTTTAAAACTTCTCCCCTGGCATCTCTCCACTTTTTTATCCTTATGTCGGTTTGCATTTTTTCCACCTGCAAATGATTCATCAATCTCAACTTCTCCTTCAAGATAGTAGTCGTTTTCTCCTGTCATAGCCTTACGTATCTTATGTAACATACGCCATGCGGTCTTTTGAGAAACATCAATATCTCTAGATACCTGATAGGAAGATATGCCTCTTTTCCCTTGAGCAAATAACCACATAACATAGAACCATTTAGTAAAAGGAATCTTACTATTTGCAAAACACGTTCCTGTTTTTACTGTGAAATACCTGTTTGTATTCTTGCATTTATACTTATGGTTCTTACACTTATAAACCTTGGAGGTGGGATCAAATGGAGAAACAACTTTGTCACCCCATTTCCATTGTTCGTACAGATCATAACAAGCATTTTCATCCTTTACAATCTGTATAAACTCTAGAAAATTCATTGACTTTTTCATACAGCCTCCTTTTCTTTGATTCTTTTGCAATATAACGATAAAAAGTTAAATATGCAAATAAATACAAAGAAAAGATAGAATGTAATATTATGTTATATAACTTTATAAATTTGATTTGACACAATCAGAAAATATATAATTATAACATTTTGTTATAACTTATTTATCAAGTGTCCATTTGTTCCTTAATGCCATTTTTGTTTAGGAAATCCATGTTGTAAATTTACACTCGTAAAGATGAGTGCACAGTCTTTACGGGAGTTATAATACACACACATTAAATTACAATATTATGGGTTCAGACAAAATTTTTATGTTCGACAATCCTGCCGCTGGAGAAAGCGCAGGTATTATGTCAATGATTCCTGCACTGTTGCAGAATAAAGGATTAGACCCCAATCTTGTAGCTGCCTTGATGAATGGTAACAAAAATCAAGACGCTTGGGGTGGTGCTGGTTGTTATTGGATCTGGATTATCCTGCTCTTCTTCCTGTGGGGTGGTAACGGATTCGGTAACGGGTTTGGCAATGGAGCAAACGGAATCCCTGCTCAATTGAACAATGAAGCAGGACGTGAATTGTTGATGAACGCTATTCAAGGAAACGGAACAGCTATCAATCAGTTGGCTAGTTCTTTGAACTGCTCTACTCAACAGTTGCAGAATGCTATCTGCCAAATTCAAGGACAGATTCAGCAAGTTGGTAATCAGGTAGGTCTTTCCTCTCAACAGATCATCAACTCAATTCAGTCCAATAGTGCAGCTATCGGTTCTCAGCTTGCTTCTTGCTGCTGTGATATCCGTACAGCTATTGAACGTCAAGGATGTGATAGCCGTTTGGCTACTGTAGAGCAGACTAATACTTTGACAAGCAATGCGAACACTCAGTTTAACATTCTTGGCGCAAAGATAGACGCTCAAACAGCTATCATCAATGATAAATTCTGTCAGCTTGAAATGCGTGAAATGCAAAACAAGATAGATGCACTTAGACAGGAAAACAGCAATTTGGCTCTGGCTGCTTCTCAACAGGCTCAGACTGCAAATATAGTTGGACAACTTAAGGCTCCGTGCCCGGTTCCAGCATATTTTGTGCCTAACCCAAATTGTTGCTATGGAGGTTATCCGTTCATGGCTGGTTTTGGTGCAGGTTATGCTGCTGGTGACAACTGTGGTTGCAATTGCTAAAGTGTAGTTAAGAGTTCTTTGACTTGTATATAAATTACAGGTCAGAAACTCTTATCCCGATGCCAAATAATGAATGGCATTTACAACCAATTAAACACTATTTAACAAAATTAGTATCACCCTTGGTAGAAGGGGTTGGGGACGTGGAGTGGTCGGCAGTAGCCGGGGCGGTGAAGCGTCAATATGTACGTGTATAATTAATCGTATATAATTACCTAGTAAAATTCTAAAGAAAGGGAAAAGTTATGAGTTATTTTTTTAATCCTTATATGATGGGATATAATGCTAACCGTTTCAGAGGGGTACATAGACTTGACTTTGGAGGGATACCGTTTGTTCGGACATCTTCTGTAACAACAGACACGACAAATTCAGAGGTTATCTATGGTATTAGCCCGTGCCTGTTCAGGCGATTGCCAAATCAAGGTATTTTGCTCTTGAGTGTAAATCATGTTCCTGCTGCCGGATCTGACGGGTATCTTGTTTCTGTGGCTACCACACTGACAAATACCACATCAACATCCACAAGCAAGGTTCCTTTGGTAAACGGTTCTGGAGATCAAATGCCATCAAGTGAGATTTCACAAGGCAATAAATACTTTGTCTATTACGACAAATGTAATGGGATATTTCAAGTAGTTAATCATATCGTTGCACCTGCTACTGCCGCACAGGCTAGAAGCACTGTAAAATGATATTAAAAAGTTAGAATAAGTATGTTTCAATCAATACGACAAGGACAGCAGTTTTTCATATTGCATAAAGGGGAAAACCCAAGATGTGATGTGGGCACTGTGGTAAGTGTTTCAAATCCTGTTCCTAAATATCAGAACGGATATACAGCATATCCTCTTCCGCAAAATGAAATGGTTGTGGATGTGAAAGTTAAGGTTGGAGATGATACTCTTGATTTTCAAAAGTTGCCAGCCAATCTTAGTATAGCAGACTTTTCCCAAGTAGGCGGAAATGTGGTTGTATCGGAAAGCAAGGATGCCATCAATGCAGAGATAGAAGCAATGAAAATAAGTAGTGTAAGGGTTGTGGAATCTGTGGAATACCATCAGAAAGTAATCAAAAGCTGCGATGAGATGCTTACAGCGTTGAATCCTGCATTTGCCGAAAAGGCACAGCAGGACAAGGAGATGAAGGAACTTAAAGGTGAATTGTCACAGATAAAGGATATACTTGCACAACTTGCTGCTTCTGGTATCAAATTGCCTGACGTGCAACATACAAACAATAATAATAACAACAACAATAAAAAATAAATACTATGGGTTGGAAAGTATATGGAATGGGCCGTAGCTTTGAAGGTGAAGATATGGACCGGGAATTAGAAAAAGCGTATAAAGAAGGTTATCGTGACGCTATGGAAGAAATGGAAGATCGCTATGGTGAACGTGGCGGACGTGGCGGACGAAGTGGAGGCGGTTATGGCGAAAGAATGTGGGATGATGATGATGAGTACGGAGAAAGACGCGGAGTCAAAGGTACTGGTCCTTACGCCAGACGTAGACGCTAATTAAATTGGTTTAAGCCCGTAGTGGTTTGCTACGGGCTATCTTTTTAAAAACAAAAGCTATGGAAAGAACGAGATTAGATGTATATGAGAAACTTCCTTCGGGAATGGAAAAATATCTTGCGGAACACGGATGGAACTTCTCTAAGAAATTATGTGAATATGCCGTTTCCAAAATGAAAGACAGGAACGGAAACAAAATACACCCGTATGACAAGGATCAAGTGGAAACATTAATGAAGCAATTCAATGTTGAGTTGAAGAATGATGTGGAATACAACAAGGTTTATGTATTGAATATGGTACGTGCCGACTATATGGGTTCATCCATAGTCAATGAGCAATATGCCTGTATGTTTGTAAAAGACTATCTTGACGATGTTGACGGAAGCCCTACCCGTGCTCTTGACGAGTATTACGCAAAGTGTATAGCCTGTGGAACACCTTTCTCTTGGGAGGATTATATCTGATTGCTATGGTACGCCAAAGACTATACATTGAGGAATATGATTGGACGGTTGATGTATTCTATTCTGTGGATAAATACTCTTATTTAAGAGCGATATACAGACTGGAATATATTGGCTGTCCTTTTCATTTGCTGAACAGGATAACGGATAAGATAAAGACTGAAAAATACAATTATGGTGTCACATATTCAAACGACAAGTGTACTGTAATTATTATCAGTCACAGTACGTCTGATGAAGAATTTATGAATACACTGGAGCATGAAAAACAACACATGATTGGTCATATAATTGACTATTACGGCATAAAGCCTTCATCAGAAGAAGCCGGATATCTTGCAGGATATGTAGGTGCTTTATTTACAAAGCCTATAAAAGACGAGATTTGCGATTGTTGTAAGAAAAAACTAAAATAAATCATTATGAAAAAGATTTTTATGGCTATGATTAGCGGAAAAAGCAAAGAAGAAGTATATGATATGCTTAACGATTCGGAAAAGGAAATCCTGTTCGGTATTGCTCAAAGCATGGGAATGACACGGGTGGAAAGAAGAAAAATGAAAAGAAAATACGAAAAGAGAAGATAGGCTAACTGCCTATCCTCTCTATTATTAGTTAAAACTTTTGTATAACTCAAGATTGTTGAAAACATAACACTCTTTATCCTTGATTTGAGGATACATATAAGAGGGAATATTCGCTATCTTTCGGGAATTACCCCAATATGATATTCGTTCGTCTATATCAAACAGAAGTTCCGGTGTATCATAGAAAAGATTTAGCTCCCCTTCCTTCTCTACATCTTCATCCCATTTGCCTTCGTCACGGGCGATATATAGTTTAAAATTATTCATATTTCATGTTAAAATAATGGTCAAGTCTACTCCTGTATTCAGGAAATTCGTCATACATGAATTTTAATGTTCTCATAGACATACATTCTTTCTGTACTCCCTTTTGGTTTAACTCGCAAAATTGCCTAAATGACATTTTCTTATAGAAACTTGGTTGGTTTACCCATCTTGCAATCTGCACATATATGTTTGACATGGGATGAAGAGCGTAATCCTTGTATCTCATGACATATCCAAGACATTTGTATCTCATAAGTATCTCTATCCTTTCAAACAGTTCAAGAATGTCTTTTATAAGCAACTCTCTGCTTGTACCGATTCCAAATCCGCAAAACAGATAAAGTTTGGTTGACTTGTCTGTAATGTTTCTCCATAAATCAAGTTTTCTTGAAATAACATCCTTGTCCTTTATATTGTCAAATGCAAATGTATAGTCACCGTAATATTTGCTCTTGGATAACATGGAAGCCCTGTTAGGAGTAAGAAGTCTTATGTCAAGACCCTGTTTGAACTGAAACTGTTTCCCGGTTGCTTGCAACTCTGTAAGGTCATCCTCCCATCCTGCATATCCAAGGAAATTATCATCAAGAAGTGATATTACCTTTCTGTCGCTGTCTAGGAAATCGGACAACTCCGAATATTTGAATACCTTGCTTTCGTTTCTGTTTACGCAAAACGGGCATTTTCTGAAACACCCCCTTGTAAGGAATCCTATGGAAAAATCGGTATAGGACGAATGATACGCCTTCAATTTACCTTTTCGCTTTATCGTTTCAATAAAGGAATCATATATATGATAATCGGGCATCTGTGTTCCCCATAACAAACCGTTAAACAGTTTTGTATTAGGAAGATCGTGCAAATCCTCATATCTTATATCATTGAAGCTGTTATCATGAGCATTTCCCATATACCATCCCGTTCCCCCATACATCACACTTCCCTTATATCCATGTATGAAACTTGGTTCGTTTGTGGATGTAAACACCTTTGATACGGTAATAACATCATAGGAATCAATATTGTTTCCATCCATCAATAATTCCGTATGAATACCTTTTGATTTAAGGAACGCGGACATTTTCATTATGGCAAGATTGGGGAATGTGGTTCCGTTATCTAATAAATCCGCATCAATCAATCCTACTTTCATATAAGTTTTCTTTTTATAAGAGTGTTTTCTACTTCCATCCAATTAACGAAACATTTCTATTACTACTTTATTTTCCGAGTTCCCATCATCAGGATGCACATCAGTAAAGTCAATGACGGAAAAATCATACAAATCTGGAATGTATTCAGTTTGGTAATCTCCTGTATTCATTACAATATTTATTTCAGCATCCTTATTGACAACTAACATTAATTCGTCAATCATATCTTGGACAGTAATTATTCTTTTCATTTTTCATCCTTTTGTTTTTATGTTTCATACAGAAACGGTTATGTTCTTTATTTCCATCTATTCCTTCTTTTTTTTTAATTTTTTGATTTAATAATAGTACCGAATGAACGATACCTACGCCAAGCCATATTTCCACGCTGAATTTCAGTAAGCCAATCACAAGCTTTAAAAACTTGTCCTACATTGTATAGGAATGGTCTTTTTTGAATTTTTCTTTTTATTCTTGCTTTCATTGTTCCTCCTCTGTTTTAAAATGTTCAATCAATTCGTCTACGGTAGCTTTGTGGATTTTTCTACCTTCATTACATACTTCATCATCACATTTAAACCATAAATCCCCATCGATAAACCATTGGTACTTGTCCGTATCATCCCTCAATGCAGCGATAGCCAGGAAAAGTTCCTCGTTCGCTCCGCAATCAATACTTCCTTTCTTAGTGACAGTATCTACATTATATATCACCCCATATAAATTCCCATAAGATGTTATGATTGCTCTTCCTTCTTCAATGCTTTTATGACTTCCATTGCCGTCATAATTATGTGCATCTAAGGTTGTATTACCAGAATTAAGTATTTCATACCCCAATTCTTCCAGCCCTCTCCGAAGTTCCTGTGTGTTTTTGCGTATAAAACACGGTGTTGTAAATCCCATAGTTATTCCTCCGATAAATTAATCACTCCTTCGTCTGAATACTCATATCCAATATATTTGATACAATTTCCAAGAACGATATACCAATCTGTAAGATTATCATCATTACTTACTGCAAAAAGCAAATCATGTATCGTACTGTTTCCCCTTTTCAATCCTATATAGTAGTTATGGTTATAAAAACTAATTTCGGGAATATGCCTTAAAGTATCAGTATGTAAACCATCATATACACCGAATACATTTTTAAAATGATTTTCCATAGTTATTCCTCCTTTCCAACTTTAACATATCCGTTTTCAATACACCAGCACAACATATCGTATGCTGCATCAATGAGTTCTTTACTCTCTGTAATATTTATCATAGACCTAGTATAATATTCCATATACAAGCATGTATAGCTATCTGCAAGTTTTTGGATGGTCAGCACTTGATTTCCGATGAAGCAAGGCAGCTTATCAAGAATGTCCTGCAAAGTGTAAGTTGTACGACAATAGTCGTAATTCGTATCGGCATCCAGAGAGGTTACAACCATGTTGTCTGAATCTGATTCATTCCACTCAAAACACATGCTTCCATCGCTTGTATCCAGCCCAAGCTCCTTCAAATGCTTCATCTGCTCGATTGATAATACATGTTTCATTTCTTTTCCTCCTCTGTTTTAATCTCTGTTACCTTACCACGATTAACAAAACACTGACCTATTCCTAAATCGAGTAAGGCACAATAGTTATCGTCTAAAAGATTAGAGCATTCCCGAAATAGAGCGCATTCATTACAACTCCCTTCTGATGATTCATATAACACTCCATCTATTATTATTCCGTTCTTTATTTCCATAATCAAATACAATTTCTCATATACGTTTTCCTATCAATCATACCGTTTTCTGATTCTTCTACCAAGTCAAAGAATGTATTAGCATAACAAACATGCTCGTCTATCATTATACATATCCCATCAGACGGATAATATTCACATGAAACATTATCATCCCAATCTATATGTTTTTGTGCTTCTTTGGCTATATCATCACAAGCAATCATATACTCTATGTATTTATTATATGCTTTTCTTATTTTGTCAAATATATTTCCTTTCATGGTTTTCATCTATACACCCATCATCTTTTATCCATTAATTGCTTCATTTAACTTTTCTTCAAACTCCGCAATGATACAATCTGCATCACCGCCATGTACCCAATTGTCCAATACAGACGAAAGAACTTCAACTGCCTTTCTAGATGTTTCGTCAACTGCCATATTGATCGCTTGATTCACTTCCTCTAACGTAAACATACTCATAATTATTCCTCCTTCTTTTTAAGGCTTATATCAATTGACAACCTATCGACAATTTCCTCCTTAATTATCCCCCTACACAAATTTCTTATCATTAAGAAATCACCGTTTTTCTTTATCTCGTCAGAAACCATACAACGAATCCACCTCTCTATATTAACATCGTCCCCATAGGTGTTATGGAAGATATGTTTAACTTCCTCTTTCACAATTGAAACTATTATATCCTTTATATCCTCTTTAGTCAACTTTAGTTCGTTATGGATATAGTTTTTTACTTCTCTGTATCTATATTTGTTCATAATCAATTCATCCTTTTAAAACATTCAACAACTCTTTAGCTCTCTTATAGGTGTCAAAGCCCTTTACATTCACCCATTCGTATGAAATACGTTTGTCTTTTCTGACTTGTACCCAATATATTATTATGGGAATACAACCGTTGCACCCTTCTCCTCGTATGATTCTGTACCTTTCCATATTAATCTCCTTTCTCTTTAATCCGTTCAAGCACATCTCTGTTGGCTTCGAGTATCTCATCGAAAGACGGAATAGGCATCCACATGTCACACTCGTAGTCGTTCCAATCCTCAAATTCAAATCCTCCGTCTGTCGCAACGTATGGCGATCTCCCAGGTGAAACAACGATATAGCCACTAACAATCGATCCATTTGATACCATTCTGCAAAGGACAATCTTGTTTGGGTCCGGCAACCGTTCATTAACACTAATCCAAGGCGATTGCTTGGACTGCCATTCGGCACCTTGTCTGAATGCCTCTTTAACTAATCTCATTTCTAAGCTATCATCGTAATGGCATTCATAACAATCTTCTGCCGCTTCCCGTGCCACTTCTTCTACTGTCTGTTTCATATCTATCTTGTTCAATAATTTCTTCATTTTTAGGATTATCCATTAAACTCATCCATATATCCCATCTCTTTCAAGCGGATATTAAACTCTTCAACCGAATCATTATTAGGAATGAATTGTTCAAGAACATCGTTAAAAGGGTGCAGATAGTTTTTTAAAATATCATTAGCCTCTTCTTCTCCACGTTTCTTTCCTAATCGGTCTTTGCATACTTCTATGTAATCATCTTTTGTCATATTGTAGTGCGTGACTGTATCAACAATTGTACTAAACCGACAATATAAGCCGTTTGGCTGTTGGGCTATAAATGATCCCATAATTACCTCCTTCTAATTTTTTATTTATCCACGGTTTATTTTACAATAATCTTATTATCGGATGATGGCATTACAACCACATTTCCGGCATCTGTGCTAATTTTTAGGATAGGATTAAAGTCAAAGTCAGTAGTGGCTACTATAATCATATCTCCAAAAACATATCTTTTATCTTGTTCCAATTCGTTCATATCTTATTTGATTTACGCTAATTCAATTATAGCCTTCTTTAAATTAACAAATAAAGGTATTGCTGACATGCCCCCATTGTAATCCAACTGTCTTAAAGAGGGGACAACCTCTCCGTTATCATCAATCTCATAATCTGCAATATAGGCTAACTTCTTCGCTTCGGGAACCAATATCCTTTCATTGTTCCTTTTATGAGCCATGACCGTTATACAGACCTTGCTTCCAACAGGGAATCCTTGGTTAGATTCAATGTATTCCTTTTCCAGCTTAATTTTCTGATTCTTCAATTCCCTTATTTTTGAATCAATATCATTTTTCTTTGTCTGAAATTCTTCTTTGTTCATTTTTTTTCTTTACTTTATGATATTTTATTTGTCTAAGTTTTTTTTCATCCATATTAGTCCGCTTCTTTCTTGGCAACATTCACAGTAGTTATATCCTAATCGTTCATACCATTTCTCTTGCCAACTACCTTTCTTTGCCTCAAGAAATACACGGACACATCCTAATCCTTTGGCTATTTGTTCTGCACGAAGCATTAAATTGATTCCGTTTCCATTTCGTCTTTGCTTTCTTACAAACAGGGATGACAATATTATCTCACTTGGATTGTCATTGTATCTATGCAATGATATATGACCATTATCCAATATTATATTTATTATTTCATTGGGCTGTATACATTTAATCTCCTTTCTATTCAATTCGTTAAAGTACATTTCTGTTTGTTTCATAATTGCTCCATCTTAATTTATTCTAACAAACTTGCCTGCAATATCGCAGGTTCTCAATATTTCTGCATTATTCTCACCAAAAGCGATAAGGATACTACCACAACCTAGAGAATCCCCACGAGTTCCGTCTGGACGGAAGAGTCTGATTCGGTTACGCAAGAATTTCATTGCCGTTGCCTTCTCGAATATCACATCCTGAAACATCTTTGAATCGCAGCGATTGAAAAGTAAAGCAATACCGTTTCCATGTTCTGCCATCCGTTTAACGAAACATTCTATAAGAGGGCGGGAATAAGGTGGATTCAGCCAAACACGACCTTTCCATTCCTGTTTTAATCCATCGTCATTTTTGTTGTACATGACATTTGCCGTTTTATAGGGGGGGCTACTGGGGCACATGGGTCTAAATCAAATTCACCCAATGCGTCTATAACTTCTTTCGGTGTGTACCATTCATCGGTACTATTAGCCGATCTTTCAAAAGTTGTATTCATTTCTGTTTCGTTATGAAGGTTTATTAATTACCAAGTCGCATTCAGGTGCCCATCCTAAAGATTTCGCACCATCCCATACATTGTATAACCATTCATCCACATATCCCTTTTGTGGATTAAAATTAGAATGATGGAGGTTAATTATCTCAACCTCTTTGCCAATCTTAGATTTATCTGGATGATTGGCTATTTTTACTTTTTCTCCAATCCTAAATTTAGCTTCCATTACTTCCGTTTTTTAGTTGGTATATAAATTGGGGATGCTTTCCCTTTATTGTTTTTGTTTATGCCATTCATTTGTTCAACCATCTTTTGAGTGAAGATGGTTGAACCAGCAAGACCTTTGATATTCTTTCCCATATTAGTTCCTTTCGGTTTAGTTTTGAATTAATTCCGTTTTATCTTTATGATATCAATCTTTCCTCAACGCACCAACATAGCATTTCATAAGCTGCATCTATTAATGAGTAAGATAAAAATTCTTGATAATAATCAAATTCGTCAGACATAGAATAACATATATGCCAACAATTGTCACTAAAATACATTGTAATCCAATAAGTATCCGTTCCTGTTTTTATCTCTTTTGGTAACAGTTCAAATATGTCAAGCAAGGTAAATGCAGGAATACAATGTTCTTTTCTGAACGGTTCCTTGAAAGTTCTCCACTCTCGTAAAGATAATTGTGGTTGTTTGCCTTCTTCATAAGGATATAACATCCAAGTCATTGATGCGTTACCTGTATTCACCCCAAGTTCTTGCAGGTGTTTTATTTTGTCAATCGACAGCACATTCTCCAAAATTTCCATCAGTTAAAATATTTTTGGTTTTATTTGATACGCTTGCAGTAATATATCTGTTCGTGGTTCTTATATCAGAATGACCAGCCATAGATTTAAGTTCTCCTTCTGGTATTCCCATATTAGCCCATCTTGTAATAGCTGTTCTACGTCCTGTATGTGTTTTGATGAACTGGTACTTCGGGCCTTTCATAAGTACATTTGCCCGTCTTACAAATACCTGCTTGTTTATACCTGCTCTACATCCAAGAGTTGGTAGAACTTCATTCATAGTAGTCTTTAAGGAAGATTCTATGTTGTATTTATCGAACGATCTAACCTCTTTTATCATTTCTATAATCTTGGAAGGTACAGGAACCTCAACGTTCTTACCTGTCTTTTTTGATATATACGAAATAACATTTCCTTCCATCATAGAATCTTTCAATCTGAAAATATCGGAATATCTCATGGCAGTATAGCATTGAATCAGAAACAATTTCTTTACTATTTTTTCTGTAACGTTAAACGGCTCGACATTCCAGAATAATTCTATTTCTTCATCCGTAAGAGATATATTTGAAGGAGATTTTACGTCCAGAGAGATAATATAATCATTGATATATTTACTCATATCTTTTGATTCGGACAATATTCTTTTAAGCATTAAAAGATATGCCTTTTGAGATGATTCACTTATCTTTCTCTTTGACTTTATAACATTGATCATATCATCTATCATATCACGATTTACAGGCTTTTCAATAGATGGAACTTCCTTGAAGGTAGGGATGGTATCATTAAAATCATACTCGTCATAAAGCTGATTGGTAAGATATGGCATTATATGTTTTGATAATGCTTCAAATCTTACCTTTCCGCTTCTTGTCTTTGTATTATTCAACTTTTCTATCAATACGCCTACAGTCATAATTGAAGGGCTATATTCGTTCTGAATTGTTTCAAGTCTGTTTCTTAAATCCTCAATCAGACTGTTCTGTGATTCTATAGTCTTGTTTAACCTATCTATTGTTTCAGCGAGAATCTGAATTGTTCTTTCTTTATCTTCCATATCTTATATATTTTTGTTGCAAAAATAATAAAACGGTATATTCGATAGGTTAAACAATAGTTATCAACTCTTAAAAATGTTTACTACGCCCATTAATTTATAATCTCCCTCTTCATTAATGATACATATAGGAGCATTATTCTTAGGATTAGTGTATGCCAATGTGACATAATCCCCAGGAAATACCTTCAATGCGTTAATCATCTTTTCAATGTTCAGATTGCAATCAAAACGCCCTTGACAAGATCCTTCAATTCCGACATTTTCCGATATTTTATACCCTGCATCATTTGTGTATGTTATATCCATTTTATTATCTTCCTCCCTGCAAACAAAATGTGACATGTTATATACATCTGACATTACCTTTATTCTTGAAAGGGAATCTATCAAGTCGCTAGTTCTTGCTTTAATAAAGTAATTAAAGTTTGATTTTATATTATTTACCAATGGCAGGTAGTTTACAAACTTAACCTCCATCAGAGTACAATTAAAGACAGACCCGAAATCCCCATAAGATATAGACATCACCCTTTCATCATCAGATACAGAAACAGTTACATTTTCTTCTGACAACATTTCAAGAAAGGATAACGCTTCCTTTACCGAAGTAGGCATTACATTTATGCACAAGTCCTTTGATATATCCGGCTGACATTCTATAACATCTCTTACAAATACAATCTTATCGGACGAACATATATCAATGCAATTATTGGAACAAATAAAATTTATCCCCACTCCACTAAGGCTGGTCACAACGTCACTGATATCATTAAATCCTATGTTCCTTTTTAATGCTCTATACAGATCATTCCTGTTCACGTTGACCCTTATCCCGGTACCACGCTTACCTATTTTAATATCAGGATAAGATTCCACATCTTCTGCAAAGAAAGACGCTTCACTGCCATTGTAAGAGAATATTATATCCTTATCATATATCTTTACCGTAACAATGGAATCCTTTACTGTTTTGAGTAACTTTACAAGTCTTATTCCGTCTACTGCAAACTCCTGCCCGTCATTGCAGTCTGAATCAATAACGGGAATAATCAAACGCATCTCATTGAGGTTGTTGTATGAAGTAACCTCTATCGCATTCTCTGATGCTATATATTTAAAACGAAAACATTTAAGTATCGTCAAGCCTGTATCGGAAAGGCAGGCTTTGGCTGAGTTTAACGTTGAATATAAAACTTTTCTATCAAAAACTATCTTATTCATAAATGTAAAATTCAAATGTATTCAATCCAAGAAAAATGTTCTCTTTTATCAAGGTAATCCATGTCGTTCTCGTTATCATAGGCTTCCTTCTCAAACGATATATTCCTATACGCATTACCTTTTTGTGTAAGCCTGTACAGCCATTCCAAAAGATACAAAATGTAAAACGGAACATACAAAAGCTCTTTCATTTGTTTTGTATGAATCGCTTCGTGATTGTAATCGCTTTCACGCATCGTACATCCTTTTCTTACGAAAAGAACCCCAAACAAATTTATACACTTGTACCCCTTGAATGGAATTATTTTGTTATATATAACTTTCATTGAAACAGCTCTTTAATTATTTTTTCAAAACTTACCTTTGTAGTGCTGTTACGCATACAATAATCTTTTATCTGTAGTGTATTTGACATCCCCGGCTGACCACGCTCAATAGCGTCAAGTATATTCCACAACATATCCTTAGACCATACAAAATATCCTCTAAAGAAATATGTAGCCATCACATCAGCCTGTTCTATTATATGATTACGGTCATGGTTACTGTCAGGCATTTTAAGTTCTATGCCATATATCTTACCGTCATGTATATAAGCAAGGTCCGGCATACTTTTCTTTGCTCCTAGAGCACGAAATTCAGCCGACTTGTTACCACTTACAGCAGGATGGAGAAGTTCGGAAAAGAACGCTACAAGCAACCCTCTGCATCCTTTACCTTCCTTCTCGTTCCTATAACTAACTACTATATCTTTCTGCATTTTCTTTTCTTCCGCAGACCGTTTTTCCTCAGCCATAATAAAAAAAAATTGTATTTGGCAAAGGTATCACGAAATGGGGTATATGAGAAAAATAAAAGGTTAAAGTTTGTTATCAACCATCTCAAATCCTTCACACATGTCATGTCCGCTGTTTCTTATCTTCATGGCAACGTGTTTTTCAAACCAAGGAATATAGCAGACATATCCAACAAACAAACCGTCTATAATAACCGTATATCTATGCTTGCAGCGACAACAACAATACTCTCCGTTCCTGCAAGACTTTGTATTGCTATTTTGCAAGATCATCCAAAGAAATGTTTTCTGACAAGAAATCGTCCGTACATTGTTTCACCACATCATCGAACCGCAAATCGCAATACTCGTCAATCCAGTCACCTATGAAGTATAGTTTGTTGCTTCCTGCAATAACGCCAAACAGAATAGGGTCTTTTCTTTTTTCCACCTCTTCTTTTTTCTTGTCAGACGGTAAATCTGTTCCGTTGTTATCAAAGTCGTAGTGGAGAATGGCATAATTATCAAATATTTCATATTTGTCTATGTCCGTCTTTTTCCTAATTATGTCAAATGGTATGATTCTTGTATAGTCAGATATGTAATCAAGGCATAGATTTTTCGGACATCCTTTTGCAAACTTCATAAGATTTTCCTCTGATATAGCCTTGTATAATCCTTTGCTGAACAATATGCTTTCGTATTTGCATATCACCATGTTTTGGAATAGTTTTTCTTTCAAGGCGTGTTGACCGGATCTTTCAGCATAACCTAGCATCAGTATATAGTCTTTTATCCTATCCCTGTATTGCTTCATCTCGTTTTCTGTCTGTATCTTCACCTCAGAGAAGAAATGTATCACATCAAACTTGGATCTTCTGTATTCGTCTACATAGTCCTTAATCTTTTTAAACCATGAGTTTTCCTTATGGTTTATGCCAAGAAGAGAGGTTCTTACTTGCTTGTGCTCCTGGTTTGTTTTTACAGAATCAAGCATTGTCGGTGAAACGGTAAGATTAAATTCCGCCACTCCTTCCTTGTCATTGCTTTCCATGTATTGTTTTAGGAAATCGTAAGACATTACACTTGGATTAGGATCTTTCTGCTCTATAACGGAGTATTTGGGCAGATTAAAGTCAAGCCTTATCGTTTCGTGAAACAAGGCAATTTTACCATCGCTGTTAAGTAAATTTTTTCCCATAATTAAATGTTATTTTTTGTTTCTTTGAATATAACCCCATATAAACTTGCTGGAATATCCGCATTCTTTCATGGCTTTACGAAAATCAGATTCCGTATTTCTGATATACAACTGCCGTATCGCCCAATAAGTATTGTATCCTTTAAGTTCCGCATACTGGAAAAATTGAGTAGGCGTCATTTGCTCGAACTTTAAATCTCCTACCAGTTCTTGCAGTTCCGCCATCCTTATTTCCTTTTCGGTTGGATATACATATCCGCAGAAAGGACATTCCGAAGCGGTTATGGCAATATATTTACCACACTGTTTACATTCCTTCACTCCTTGTATTCCTTCACATTTTCCCTTGTTGTGCCATAAAGCCCATTTACGTTCTTTCTCAAACTTGCCGAGCCGTGATATGTTGCCACCAAAGTCTAGGAGAAATGCTTCCGTCTTATTTGGGTGAAGCCGTATAACCCTGCCAGTTGCCTGGATATAGAACTGAACGGATTGTGTAGCACGGTTTAATATGCAAACCTCTATACTTGTTTCATCGTATCCCGTAGACAATATACCACTGTTGCATATAACGGTAAATTTATCGTCATGGAAATCCTTGATAAGCTGTTCCCTGTTTCCTGTAAGATGCTTGTATCTTTCATATAATGCCAACTCATCTGGCTTATTCTTGTCTATACCTGATATGAGGAATTTTGCAGGTATGCCAGCTTCATTAAATTCAGCGCACATCCTTATCGCATTTGCCTGTGTGGCATCAAAACAGATTGCTTTTTTCATCGGGCAGATACGCATATAGTTTTCAATCACCCCCTTGTACTGTACAGACTTGTTGAACACTGCCCCCATCTGCCTGCTATCGAAGTCACCTGTACGATAATCGGTGTTAACCTTAGACAAGTCGGGTGCATCAACCGTAAACGTTCTCAACTTGGTTATGTTTCCCCGGTCCATCATATCCTGTATCTGGGCAGTTTCTACAATCTCTTCATAGTTCATGCCAAGCTGCCTTTGGTTCCCACTTCTCATCGGAGTTCCTGTAAGACCTACTACATACTTGTCATCAAGCAAACCTGATTCAAAGAGAAAGTCCGCATCAGAGGTGTGCCCTTCGTCTATCAGACAGAGAGATACGCTCTTAACCCATTCAACCCATTCGGGCTTTTCAATCCTTCTACGGAGAGTTTGAGCCATTGCGGATACTACTAGACCTTTAGGTATGTTCCTGTGCTTAGGAGAGATATATTCAGCCTGTATGCCAACTCTTTCCAACGTTCCCCCTGTCTGTGTCATAAGTTCAGATCTGTGGGATACGATAAGCACTTTATTCCCCTTCTCGACAGCACCTTTAGCCATAAAACTCATTATGACCGTTTTGCCGTAACTTACACAGGCGGAGAATATGACGTGTTTATGATTAGCCAGGGCATTTCTCAGACGGGTTATCCCCACCTCCTGGTAATCCCTTAGCTTTATTTCGTTTGTACTCATCTTCTTGTATCATTCTTTCAAGTTCGTTTTTCAATGCAATCACAAAAGCCATGCACTCTTCTCCTTCAAACTGTTTGACAAACTGCCTGGCGGCATCTTCGTAATCAGGAACACATTCCTTTTTAAAGTATTCCTCATTGTCTTGAAGAACCATCCAATCCTCGAAGTGGTGGTTTGGCTTTTTCTTGAATATGTGAAGCAAAATGGCAGTGTCGCTATTTAGTTTGATCAGCTTCCTGTCATAGTTTTCAAATTCGTCAACGTAATCCGTATTCATCTTCGTAAAACAATTTAAAGTTTCTCCATCTATGCCCGTTTTTCCCCTTACAGAAAGAACTACATGAGCGTTGTGGCATACCTAATTTCCTCTCACAGTCACAACAGGCTTCAAAGCATAGGAATCTGTTCGTGTCATCCTCTATCGCAATGACAGCCCTTGTATTGTTCCTATGACCGAGATAAGAACCGTTTTCCTTTCGTTTTTTAATGAGTTCCTTCATAAGAACTCTTTTCTTTTCACGTTCCTCATCCGACACTTCCCTTCCTTTCTTGAATCCATAATTATGACCTTTGACGAACCTTCCTTTTTCGTCACGGTAAGATATTGGATAATCTATCCATAATTCGCTAATTGCTGGCATTGAAATCTAACTTTAGTTTTACAATTTCGTCACTCATGGTATGTACTCTTTTCAGCCATGCCATTTTCCATGCTTCTTTTCCTATGCCATATATACGATATATATCATCTCCTGCATCATCAAATTTGATAGGAGTGCAGCTTGTTGACTTACATTTCGTTCCGTCCATAAGTTCAACGTCACCTACACCCCCATTGAGCATGATAAAGTTTATATTGTTTTCTATGGCAAGATAGGGGATGATTATTTCATCCCCACGATTAGGTTTGTTGTGTTTGATTAATGTAGTCATGGCATTAATGTTAATTTTCACACACATTTTAGAACGTTAATCCAACACCCGCTATCGGCTATCATAAAAGAATCACCGAATACTTTATAATGGTGTCCATTTGTTCATTAATGCCTACCATAATATTTGGTGGCACTTGTAAATTAATCAACTTCCACTAACTCACCGTTTTCCAGTCTATACCATGTATCAGCCTTGACAACCTCACCATCAACTACTACAGCCTTCCAATCAACAATATCATACGTATTATCCCTTTCCTCAGCTATGACCAAAATTGCACCTATTCCGCCTTTTACCTGAACATTTTTTCCTCTTGCTACTGACAAACCATTAGATCCTGTTAAAGCCTTTCCTCTTGCCGTGGCAGCACCATGATTACCAGCCGTGGCAGCACCACTATCACCAGCCGTGGCAGCACCATGATTACCAGCCGTGGCAGCACCACTATCACCAGCCGTAGCAGCACCATAATCACCAGCCGTGGCAGCACCACTATAACCAGCCGTGGCAGCACCACTATCACCAGCCGTGGCAGCACCACAATCACCAGCCG